CGGCGCTGAAGCCGGAGAGCTTGGTCTCCTCTTCAAACGAACGCTCGGAGGTCTCCGTCTCGTAGATCTCCTTGTGCTCTTCGCCGTAGCGCTTGTACTCCAGGCCGAACAGGGCGTTCAGTCCAGGGAGCAGTTCCTTGAGTAGTTGGGCACGAGAAATTGCCATGATGTGTGCTCCTTAGACGCCAGCAGCCAGCAGGTAGCTGTGATAGCCGAAGTTCCAGCCCACAATCACTTCCGGGTAACCCACGAAAGAGACGGTGGTGCCGCTGCCTGCAGTGACGTTGGTGCTGACCGTGATGGTCTTGGTCGAAGTAACCACACCCGTGACCGTCAGGTTGCTGCCCGGAGAGCCTGCGGTCGTGCTGGAGATACCAGCGATGATGCACTGCATACCGGGCTGGATGCCCGTGACGGAATCGACCGTGAAGGTCGAGCCACCCGAAGGCGAGTTGGTCAGGGTCGTGGCGACCGTGACAGCCGTGTCCGGGACCATCTGCACCACACGCAGCGCGGGCGCGGTGCCCGAGCCGGTGCCGACCGTCTGCCGGATGTTGCCCGCCACAGACGAGGACACCGTCGGGTTGGCACCCGAGATCGCCATGGCCGAGTTGCCCGTCGTGGTGCTGCCCGTGTTCCCTGCGACGAGGAACGCGTTGGAACCAACGAACGACGGCGACATGTACCCGATGGTCGTGCCCGTGTTGGCCTGCGTGTTGGCCGAGCCTTGCGCCTGGGTGACCACCGCCGCCTTGAAGAGGGCATTGGGATCGTCCAGCACATAGGCCACCGCGTCAGGAGCGTTGGTCCCTGCGGGCCACTGCTCATTGCGGAGCTTGCCGTAGAGCGGCCCACCCGTGGGGGTGTACTCGCAGCCGAGGAAGACGCCCAGGATGGCACCCGCCGCAGCGCCAGAGGCGGTATTGGCGTTGTAGGGTGTGATGATGGTGTTGCCGTTGGAGAGACCCACAACGTCGCCCGTGAAGAGGCCCGTGTTGTAGCCCTGACCAATCGGAATCATCCGGGTAGACCCAGCGAAGGGGATACCCCCACGCAGGTTCACCGGCTGTAGGCCGTAAGGCCCGTCGATGATGGGATAAGCCATTTAAGACTCCTTGATTACTGACCGCGTCCAAACGAAACCTCAGAACGCCGCTGTTTGAACAGTGGCATACGAGGATCGTTCTCGCGCATGAAGGTGTTGTCCACAGAATCCATCTGCCCGGACGCCTGAGCCTGATAGAACGCATTCCGTTGATCAACAAGTTCTTTGGGGGTTCGGCAAAGCACCAGACCGCCGATCTCCAGGGCATCAGGAATCCGAGACTTCGGATCGCACAGATGTTGAAGTTCAGGATGATCTGCCACCTTGACAGGCTCCCAGCCTTCGCGGAACTTGGAGGTGATGTTCCTTGGGTCGGCGGTACCCAAGGTGCTGACACGAATCCACCGATAGACATACCCAGGAACCGGGATCGGATCCGGGAGAAGTTCGGCAGGCTTCCAAGTGATAGGACGCTCTGCCTTGGCGCGAGATTCAGCTTCGCGAGGGGTTCGTTGGTCAGCCATTGTCTTTCCTCATCTGTTCCGCAACGGCCCGAGCGTATTGCTCATTACTGAGCCCGAGACGCTTGGCAAGGTTCACTTGGGTTTGCGTAAGCACGATTTTCTTAGGCGCTGTGCTACGCGTTGCAGGAGCTACGACGTTCGCCGCTTTGGCGGACTTGCCAGAGGAAAACGCTTCCGGAAAAGTCCTACGCATTTCTGCATTGATTCGACCGTAGTATTCGTCGCTTGCGGTGTCTACACCGCTCTCGATCAACTCCTGATGAACTGCCAGGGCGAAGTTCGTCATCCGCTTGTTCGACCCAAACCACGGATTGGCTTCTTGCCACGCACGGGCCTTCGGGTCGGGGGGAGGCGGCGATGGGAGCGTTTGTACAACATTCTGCGGCGTTTGTACAGGGGGTGCCGCCGGTGCGGGCGGACGATACGCGTTCAGCCGCTCGATCTTGTTGACCGCCTTGGCCAGTTCCTCTTGTGCAGCGACGATGCCATCAGTATCGAACGCCTCGTGCGCGTCCTTGAGCTTCTGCTTGGCCGCAGCCACCTCCGCAGCCGCCGTCTGTTTGGCCTGCGCAATCAGTGCCTGCTGGCCCTGGCCAAGCGTGCCCTGCAGCTTCTTGTTCTCTTCAATGAGGTTTTGGGCCAGCCGCAGAGCTTCTTCGCGCTCTCGCTGGGCCGCTTCCTTGGCTCTACGCTCCTCGTGGTAGCCCTTGGAGAAGTGCTGGATGCGCTGCTTGACGCCTTCGCTGTACTTCGCCAGTTCGTCATCCGTGACTTCTGCAGGCGGCTCCTTCATTGGCGGGCGCCCGCGATCCGACTCGGGAGTGTCGTCCACCACCTCTACGATGTCTTCGCCCTCAACTTCGAAGTCAACCTTGTTGTCTTCGGCCTTGGTGTCCACCGGCGTCTCGTCCGGGAACTTGAACTCTTCTCTGTCATTTGCCATGTTCATGCCCTCTGAACGCCACGGGGATCTTGAACGACAGCTTCGACGCTGTCATCGTTGATGATGCGGAACTCTTGTCCGTGAATCTTCAGTCTCGTGCCGCTGTTGGGACGGACAAGGACGAAGTCGCCTTCCTTGCAGGAGGGACCGGACGGGAAGCGGATGGGATCCTTGTAGCAGTCGGGGCCCATCTTGACCACCCACAGCACGGGGGACAGCACCTCCTCAAAGTGCATGGTTTGTCCAGACTTCAGAATCCCGCTCTCAAAGGACTCTTCCGCTTGTGGAAGCATGCAGAGGATGTGGTACGTCTTCGGATCAGGCAGTTGCCTTGCCTTTTCTTCTGGCGTTTCAGGTAGGACAGACGTTGATTTTCCGTCTGACAGAACAAATTCACTCATCTTCGGAATGCTCCATTTGTCGCACGAGGTCAGTGATGTAGGACTGCGCGAGAGAAAGACCCCGGATTTCTCCGCACAGATTCTTGTATTCGGCATAGTCTCTTGCCGTACCGTCAACAAGCACTTCAACAAGAGCATCGCGACGCTCTTTGATTTCCTTGAGCACTACGTCAAACGCAGTAGTTGTCATGGATCACCCCTTGGTTTGCGGGCGTTGCGCAGCCCGTTGTGCCTGTTGTGCAGCCTTGAGGGCGGCAGCTTGCGCCTGCTGGCGCAGCTTCTGCTGATGGGCCTGCTCCTTGTGCGTCAGTTCTTGCTGCGCGCGCATGGCCTGCATCTGCGGCGGCTCGCCCTGGTTCTTCTGGGCATCAAGCGCGAGACGCGCCTGCTCAAGCTGGAGCTTCTGCTGAGCGATCTGGAAGTCGCGCTGGCTGTCTTGATCCTTGCGCTGCAGCTCTTGGGCCTTCAACTGCAGCTCCATCTGCTGCATCTGCAGCGTCGGGTCCATGGACTGCTGCTGAGCACGCTGCTGTGCCGCCATGGCTTGGTTCTGCACCATCGTGCGCTGTGCAGCCGCTGCAATCAGCGGTGCGATGGCCTTCTCGTCCTCAGGGGCAACCGGCGTGTCGCCCTCTTCGTCAAGCGGTGGCAGGGGCACGCCAAGCTGCATCTCGACCTGAGCCCGGTACGCGAACGCGGTGTGCTCCGCGATGTGCGCCATGAGCGCGGCCATCATCTGCTGTGCCATGGGGTTCTGCCCCAGGGTGGCAGCGATTCTCGGGTCCTGCATGAACGCTTGGTGCGTGGCCATATGGGCCTCGTGGTCCTGGTACGCGAACGCCTTGAGGGGGCGCATGCGCAGCACGTCCATGTTCTCCGTGACGGGGTCGCGGGGCTTCTGGTCCTCGGGCGTGGCCACGAGACGCTCGGCGTTCTTGATCCCCAGCACCTCCAGCATCTGACGGTGCAGGTACGGCTGGTCGTAGATCTGCGGCGCGCTTTGCGCAAGCTGCAGTGCCGCTTGGTACTGCATGATGCGTTGGGCCATCGTGGCCGCGTTCGGATCGCTGACCGGGATGACCTCGACCACATCGTAGTCGGCCTGCTTGACACGGCGATCCCCGCCCTCGGGCGTGTACGAGTAGTCCTCGTCGGTGTAGTCGCGGATGATCTGCTTCAGGAGCTTGAACTCCATCTTCAAGCTGGCATGGACCCGGGCCTGAACCGCGCTCATGGTCTTGAGCTGCCGCTCCAGGATGGCCAGGGTGGTGCCCACCGGCGCCTGGGCTGACATGTCGCTGATCTTCAGATCTGCGATGGCTGCAAGCCTGCGCCCTTCCTCCGTAATGCGCTCCAGGAGCGCGGCAAGCACTTGGCTGGGCTCCTTGTACGGCAGCGGCATGATGTTGTCGCGCACGGCCCCGGAGGCGATGTCAACGTCGCGGAACTCGCCCGGAGCGATGGGCGTGTCGTCCCCCTTGATCCGCAGTCCACGGGCCTTCAGACCCCCGGGCAGGTTGCTCAGCGTGCCGGCATCGACAAGCTGCCGGATGATGCTGGTGCCAGCACGGGCGTAGCCCCCGATGAGGTGGATGAACCCCAGGCCGTAGGCCCCGAAGCCGGGGATGTACGTGTACTGCACGAAGTGCTGCCGCTTGCGCTTGAGGTCGTCGCCCTCTTCCCAGTTGCGCCGGATGGCCAGGACGTTGCTCGTGCCACGCTCGATGGTGATGACGTAGGGCAGCGCGATGCCGTCCTCGTCCTCGTACCCCGGCATGTCGTAGTCAACGTGGATCTCCAGCACTTGATACCGGTCATCTTCGTTGAGCGAGTACCCCTGATCTTCGGCTTTTTTCTTCTCGATGTCAGAGAAGAAGCGCACCGGTTCGCCCAGGTCAATCTCGCGGTAGAACCCCGCGACCTGGAGCCGCTTGAGGTCGTTCTTCGTCTTGCGCATCACATGCGTCACCCGCTCGCAGGTGTACACGTTGGCCGCGCCGTAAGGCATGATCAAGTCTTCTGCCGGGATGTAGGGCGCGTCGGGCATCCGCGTGGCCGGGTTCGGGTAGACCTTCTTGAAGGCCGCGCCAATGAGGCCCAGACCGAAGAGCAACCGCTCGTGCTCCGGGCGGTAGTCGATCATCTTCTCGGTGAGCATGTAGTTCATGTCCTCACGGACGCGTTCTGCAGCTTCTTCCTTAGGCTTGGTGATTTCGCCCACGATCTTGGTCTTGACGGGGCCTTGAGCGGGGAACGTCTCCGTGATCATTTCTGACTGGAAACGCACTGCTGCCTCCGTCAGCAGCGGGGAAAACACGCCGCAAGCACCGCTCCAAGGTTCAGTGCGGTCTTCGTACTTCATCCCCAGGACTTCAAGCCCCTTCACGTAGGCTTCGATCCAGTCCTTGCGGCTCTGGATGTCCGCATCCACCAGGGAGAGCAGGTCCGAAGCCAGCGTCTGCAACGCTCCCTCGTCCATGAACTCGGCCAAGTTGGCATCGAAGTCCTCCGGGCCCTCGGCACCGGGCTCCAGGGTGATCTCCAGGCCATCCACGCCCACCGTGACGGAGTCGGGGTTCTCGATTGCGATCTCGATGGCTGGGGCCTCGGAGAGAAGCGCGGGGTCCATCGGGGTCATTTGGGGTTCCATTGCCATGGTGGCTCCTAGTAGTACGCAGCGCGTCTAACGCTGCGGAATTCACGTGGTTCTTCAGGCTCATCCGACGGCAGTCTGATGAAGCCGCCCTGGCGCATGCGCATGAGCGCCTGCGTGCAAGTATCGACGTAGTCGTCGTGTTCGCCAGCGGGGAAGGCCGCGATCTCCTCGATGACTTCGCGTGCCCAGCGCGTGTCAGGCGCCCAGACACGACCCGAGGAGAACAGGTCCGAGACGGCGTTCAAGCGCACGCGCTTGTCGTTCGACTGGTTGGCCTTGCCACGCGAGGGGCTGAACTCGCCAATCGCGATGCCCATGGCGCGTAGCTCCTGGATCAGAGGCGCACCGGCAGCTTTCTTCTCGATCAAGCAGGCATCTGGCTCCCACTCGCGGTAGTACTCCAGCGCGCGTTTCTTCAGGTCAGGAAATGTCCACCGCCCCTTGATGGCGTCGAGCAGGATGATGTGGGCGTTGTCGTTGTCTTCCTCGTTGAACCACACGCCCCACGTGGTGCAGGCGGTGTAATCGCTGGAGGTCTTTGTCTCGTGCGCTGTGTCCCACGACTGGATGATGTACTCGCACTTGGGCGGCTTCTCGTGCTCCCAGATCTGCCAGAGGTCGCGCTTGATGACTGCCGCCACCTCAGAGGTGGGGTTCTGCATGTACTGCGCCTGCCAGAAGCGCGGGTCCATGCCTGCACGTTTTGCCTGCAACTGCTCCAATGGCCACTGCTCCGGCCACAAACTCTTCTCTTCAGGCGTATGCTCGTTCAGAATGGCCGGAAGCTCGACAATCTCCCACTTGTCAGCGTCAGGGTTCTTGATCTGGTGCTTGATCAACATCCCCGTAAGGTCGATCTCGCTCCACCGCGTCATAATGACGATGATGGCGCCTCCTGGCATAAGGCGCTGGAGGGGGCCGGTCTGGAACCAGTTCCATGCCGCGTCGAAAGGCGTGCGTGTGCCCGCTTTGATGTCCTGTTCCGAGTGCGGATCGTCGATGACAAACAGATCTGCGCCCCGGCCTGCGATACTGCCGCCCACGCCAACCGCGTAGTATTGGCCACCTTCGGTGGTTGACCACTTTCCAGCCGCTTTTTGGTCCTCAGAAACGCTTGTTTTGGGAAAAATAGGCGTGTAGACCTCGGTTGCGATGAGGTTTTTGATGCGACGCCCAAAATCTTCCGACAGAGACGCGGTGTGCGTCCCCATGATGACCTTTTTGTGCGGAAATTTGCCCAAAAAGTAGGAGGGAAATAGATAAGAGCTGAACTCCGATTTGCCCATACGGGGCGCGATGTTGATGATCACCCGGTGTTTGCGCCCATGGATGATGTCATCGAAGATCTTACTGAGCGCGCGGTGGTGAGCGCCTTCCTTGAACCCCGGATAGACGGCGTGTGCGAAGCCTACCACTGAATTCTGAGCGGCTTTCAAGCGACTTCGGCGTTCTTTCTCTTCGAGCAGGTCGAAGAGTTCCATTTTTTCCTTGACAGAAAGCGTAGGAAGCGCGGCATGAATAGCCTGCGCTTCTGCGGGGGTCAAGAAATCAGGCAGCTTCATGTTTGCGGCAACACTACTGCGTCAGAAACGGGCTGCGCGTCAACAACGCCCATGAAGCGTGAGAGCTTCTCCTTGATTTTGGCGTCGAGTTCGGTGTCGCTGACGTTCGTCTTTTTGACCTCTACGCGGTCGGTGAAGAGCGCAATCTCCGTGACGCGGCCAAGTAGCTCCAGCGCCCTCAGGCGTATGCGTGCATCTGGGTGCTTGGTTTCTTCCACGATCTTGGCTACCGCGTAGCCTCGGATCTCCTTGGCCTGCTCGACGAACTCCCAGTCGTAGGCGGTCAGCATGCCCGTCAGGTGCTGCACGGCAGCAGGCGTCTTCAGCGCCAGGAGGCGCTGTTTCTGTGTCTCGGACGGGGTGTTGGGCGCGGTGACGGCCACAAAGGCGCTTTGCGCCATGGCCACGGAGTTCTGCGCTTCGGTGGAGGCAACGGTAGGCGCCCCCAGGCTGGCCAACCAGTTGGCCGTGCCGTGCTGTGCGGCAATGACCTGGGTAGGCGCGGCGTCTTCAAGCGGCGTGAAGGACGGGCTGTCCTCCGCGCAAATCTCCGGCTCGAAGTCGATCAGGTGCTGCAGCATGTTTTCGCAGGGCTTGGTGCCCGATGGGCGCGAGTGTATACTCAGGTCGCTTGCTTCGGCAAGCATGCTTGTCTCCTGCTGCCGGAGCATCCGGCTTTGGCCCCCTCGGTGAGGGGGTTTTTTTATTTGTGTATGTCAAGAATTTGACAATATGTGTTTGGTTTTTGTAGTAATGTCAAGGATTTGACAAAAGTAATTTTGTTTTTGTAGTAATGTCAAAGATTTGACAAAAGCAGTGTGGTTTTTGTAATTTAATTTTGTAAAAAATGCGTAGTGTGGTTGTGGTTTCGTGTTCATATAGCGTCGCTACCTCGCTGCACAGCTTGGGGGCTCCCGGGTAGGGTGGGGTCAGCAGTAGGGGCTAGGGGAGCACGCTGAAGGGGGGTTGAGGGCATATGTGAGAGGGCCGAATCCTCTCGGCGACGCCGCACGCACTGCGGCATTTTGGTAATGGGACACGATGTCCCCATTGGAGTAGCAACATGAACAAGCAATCCCTTTTCCGTGCTTTCGACGCCTACGCTGTGGGTTCGCAGAATCTGGTGGAAACCCTGCGCAAGGCAGCCGTCGAAGCGGGTTTCAAGACCCTCGAAGACTGCAAGCCCGTGGTGACCGAATGGGCTTCGAAGAAGTACGGTGTGCCCCTGGTCGAGTCGAAGAGCCCGCGCAACAAGGGCGAGATGGTGCTCGACCGCGCGGCAGCGAAGTACGAAGCCGCCAAGAAAGCCGCACAACGCCTGATGGACGCGCTCGGCGGTGACGCTGACGCGCAGGCAAAGCCGGCCAGCAACAAGACCGAGGGCGTCGAAGTGCCCGCGCATATCGCTGCTCTGGCAGCGAAGCTGGCAGCGGCTTGCCTGGAATACGAGCAGTCGAAGAAGATCGCCGCGCAAGCGGTGGCCGAGGCTTTCGCTGCCGCGAAGTGATCAACGGGGACACGTTGTCCCCTTTCCGCTACGTCTGTAGCGGCCTGGGTTCGCCCAGGCCAGTGCGGATGTGATGCGCCCGTCGGGCGCTGCCGTGCTCGGGGCACAGCCCCGTCAAGGAGAGAGCCATGAAAAAAGTAGCAGAAGCCCTGTATCGTGAAATCGAGGCCACCGAAGCGCTTGCCGCGGAGTTTGACCACAAAAGGGGTCACTCCGACTGCTGGTCGCAGACGGTGCGCTACGGCGCATCGCTGGCGCCAAAAGCGTTGGATGAGATAGGCAAGCTCGTCCGGCGCCACAAGGCGCTGGCAGCGAAGCTTGAAGGTGCGCGTGGCGAGTACCGTCTGGTGCTCACCGAGCGCATGACCAACCTCCGCGAGGAGGCCTACGGGTGGCTCAACCACCCGGACATCGTGACCGCTTGCGGTCACGATGTATTCCCAGCGTATCAGGCGTTGGAGCGCGAATTCCAGCACCGTTGAGCGTAGCGGCGAATGGGGACTGCGTGTCCCCATTGCCAGTGCGCTTGGAGCCTGCGACGCAGGCAGCGTGCTATCGAGGAAGCAGCATGAACTTCAAGACCGCGATCCGCGCCGCTTGGCGCGACCAGGAGATCGCCCGCCTGATGGGCGTGGCGATGAAGAAGCAAGCCCGCAAGGGCAAGGCACCTTCGCACAAGGTGCTGCCGAAGCCTGCTGCGCAGGCGCAGGCTGCGAAGAAGGGAGGCAAGCAATGATCGACCAACTCAAGGCGATCCGAAAGGCGCTGCGCGAGCAGCGCAAGGCCGAAGACGCAGCGGCACGCCGTGCCGCACAGGCCAAGGCCCGAGCCCAGGAGCGCGACTCCTGGGCAGACTTCAAGACCCTCTGCGCCCCACTGAAAGGGCGTTGAACCAAGGAGAGCACCATGCACAACTACGTCACCTCCGTCGGCTACGACGGCAAGCTCTGGCTCCTGCTGCGCGAGGACGCCACACAAGGCGTCTACGAAGGGCAGACCGTGCGCAGCTTCAGGGGCGAGAGCTACGTCATCACGGGCGGCAGACCCCCGCACAAGCCCGAGAGCACGGGCAAGGTGTGGACTGAGGCAGGCGGGGAGTACTACCCCAGCGTCTTCGGCCTGCGCTGGGTCAGAGCGTAGGGCGGAGCCGCGCCGGGGTAGAAATCTACCCCGGCTAAATGGGGACAGGTTGTCCCCCAATCGTATGATGTCAAACGTTTGACAAAGAAAAGGGGTGGTGGACACTTGTCCCCGCCCCACTAGGCGTTGGACACCACCTTGGACGCCCTAAGTCCTTGATCCACTTGGTTCTTTTATTTATTTATATATATAAGTATAGTATAGTAAGAGAAGAGAAGAGCTGGAAGATTTCTTTATGAACAAGCAACAGCCGGAAATCTTTTTCAGAAAAGAAATTCTTTCCGTCTTTCCCAGAAGTGTGACCTCGCTCCTGAGAAGACATCTGGACGCAAACGAGAAAGATGAATGCTGACAACGCCAAGTGCCGTCCAAACTACTGTCCAGTGAGCCTTTGGTCTGGGACAATCCCGGCTTTTGGTGGACGCAAACCTTACACGTGGCTTACGCCACGTGCCCCAACGGGGACTGCGTGTCCCCTTTCAACCCGGCGCTCACGCGCCTCAACCTGGAGAAAAAAATGGCTTCGACAGGCTACTACGACCGCTTCCTGCACCTCGGCGTCACCGCCGACTGCCCTGGCTGCGGGCGCACGCTGCGCCTGGGGGATTTCCGAGGGGCGCATAGCCGAAGGCTGCGCCCCATATGCGTGCGCTGCGCCCCTGAGAAGGGGCTGGAGGACATGACTCCAGACGAACGTCTGGCGGCGCTCGACAATCAGCGTCCCTACGTGACGCCCACCAGGGTGGCGCGGCTGAATGCCGCTGACGCGGCGGCTGAGACGCATCGCAGGAAGGCGGGCGCTTTGCAGCGTCGCAGGGCGCAGCGCACGCGTAACTGGGCGCCCGTGCTGCGGGCGCTGCAGGCGGAGCACACATGGGCGCAGGGGCATGCTCAATTCCCGGGCTCCGCTGCCTGGGGAGAATTCTTCGCAGCGTACGCTGCTGCCTTGAGTGACGCGATCCGGCGGGTACGTGCTGCTTCGTCAGGCACGAGTCGGCTCGTGCCGCTGCCTGAGCAGACCGACCCCATGCACTGGCTGTATGACGAGACGGTGCGCTCTTTGAAGAAACTCTACGCTGCCTGTGCGCCCATCCCCGGACGCCGGCTGTACCGAGATCCGCTGTTTCTGCAGGCGTGAGCCTGCGTTTGTAACGGGATAGAAATCTACCCCACATTGAAGAAGGAGAAGTGAGATGCAAGAAGTTTGGTTCATACGAGGCGAAGCCGTCGATGGGCTGCGCCATATGCTCTTCGCGACCAAGATGGCTGCGGAGATCTACGCTAGAAAACTCTTCCCCGATGAAGACCCGGACAGGCGCTATGCGCGTATCTACTGCATGCCTGTCTGGGAAGAACGCGACCTCAAAGGAACCAAGAAATGAAGATGCACCCCGACGACGCTCTGCTGCTCGCTGTCTGCGTAGCAGTTGCAGCACTGCTGGTTTTTGGTATCATTTGAGCAGGCACAAGCCTGCGCCCAACCGTCGCCCCTGCGGTCCAGGGGCAAACAAGCGGGGACATGATGTCCCCATTGAAGGAGAAGCAAGCATGAAGACCATCAACAAGCCCACCCCCACTGCGCTCTTCAAGGCAGCGCTCGACAGCGTCAAGCGTCGGGCCATCATCGCGCAGCACAAGCGGGTGCTGTATGCCGCCTTCGTGCGGCTCCCGCAGGTCAAGCCCATCTTCGTCACGCTGGCCAAGGCGGCGCTGGGTGGTGAGCATCCCTGGGTCAACACCTCGGAGTACAGCGCCGAGGTGTCCCTCGGCCTGACGCTGCGCGAGCTGGAGTCGTTCAAGGACGAGCGCTTGACGAAGCTGGTGTCTGCCTTCGCGGGGGACGAGGGGACCGCCACCACGACGGACTACACGTACGACCAGCCCAACCGTGACTACCGCTTCACGATGGAGATCGAAGCTCCGCTGGCCGACCTGCTCGACGAGCAGCGTCGGGGCCTGCGCCTGACCGCTGCCGAGCAGCGCTCGCTGGCGTGGCTGCGCGAGCAGGCCCCGTACGAGGTGCCGCGCACCGTGCTGCTCACCGTGGGGATCTACGCCTACGTCAAGGCAGACAGCGCCGCCTGCCGCATCGAGGTCGTGGGCATCGAGGAGGAGGTGATCAAGAAGGAGATCAAGAGGATCGTCTGCGCCTGACTGCGTCAGGTAGCGCCCGCTGAGCGGGCGCGTGAGCCCCCGGGGTAGAAAGCTACCCCATTCACCCCAAGGAGTAAGCAACATGCCATCCTGGCACCAACAAAACGCATTCCGACGCGACGGTTTCCCTAAGCTGTCGCACCCCACCATGTGGAGCAGCTACAACCTGCAGGGGCATCTCAGCGTCATGCGCCACGAATCACGCGAAGCGTGCATGACCTACTGCGCCAAGACGGGGGATGTCCCTCTGTCGCCTGACAACCACACCCTCGCAACGAAGAAGGAGAAGTGACATGCTATCCATCGACACCAACGCCAAGACCGTCAAGGGTCAGAAGTACGGCTACATGACAGGCGTCCTCTACCTGTCTCCGTACAACAAGTCCGGGCACAACGTCTGCCCCTTCGCCGCCATCGCCCAGTGCCACGCGCCCTGTCTCGATACTGCTGGCCGGGGCGCGTTCGACTCCGTGCAGCAGGCACGCCTGCGCAAGACGCAGATGTTCTTCGAGGACCGCGACGCGTTCATGGCCCTGCTGGTGGAGGACATCATGCGCCTGGAGCGCACGGCCCAGGCCCGGGAGCTCGTCCCCGTGTGCCGCCTCAACGGCACATCCGACATCAAGTGGGAGCGCATCGCTGTGACCGTCAACGGCCACACTTACGCCAACATCTTCGAGGTCTTCCCGTTCATGCAGTTCTACGACTACACGAAGACGCCTGGGCGTGACGTAGCGCACATCCACAACTACGACCTGACGTTCAGCTACTCCGGCGTGCCCGACTTCCAACGCTACGTGCGATACGCCAAGGAGAGCGGCATGCGCATCGCCGCCGTGTTCCGCAAGCGTGACGAGATCCCAGACAAGTTCCTCGGCATGGCGTGCGTTGACGGTGACGACAGCGACCTGCGCTTCCTCGACCCCCCGGGTGTCGTCGTGGCGCTGTATGCCAAGGGCCGCGCACGCCTGGATACGTCTGGCTTCGTCGTCGGCTGACAACATGCAACGGGGACATGTTGTCCCCGTGTCTTTTACTATCAACAAATCCCCGCAGTGTGCTACACTGCAGCCGCGCCTCGGGTTTTCAGGGGCACATCGGGCCAAAGGCCCATTGAAGGAGAAAGCAAATGGCTCATCAAATCGACACCACCTCCCGCGCCACCGCTTCGTACGCCTCCACCCGCAAGGAGTGGCACGGCCTGGGGCAACTCATGCCCGCTGGCGCCGACCTCGACGCCTGGGCCCAGGCGGCGAACATGGACTACAAAGTCCTCCGCGCCTACCCGCGCTACGCCGTGGAGCGCATCAACCCCGAGGCTTCCCACATCCCTGCGAGCGCCTTGCGTCAGGTCGAGGACAAGGTCGTGCTGTTCCGCAGCGACACCCGCGCGCCCCTGGGCGTGGTCAGCGACGGGTACAAGGTCGTGCAGCCCCGGGAGGTGCTGGAGTTCTTCCGCGAGTGGGCGGACGCAGGCGGGCTCACCATCGAGTCCGCAGGCGTGCTGTTCGGGGGCAAGCGCTACTTCGCCACGGCTCGCCTGGGCGAGGCAGTGGCCGTGGACGGGGGCCAGGACCGCATCCTGCCCTACGCCCTGCTCTCCACCTCCGCTGATGGCTCCCTGGCCACCGAGGGGCGCTGGACGACCGTGCGCGTGGTGTGCAACAACACCCTGAGCATGGCCCGGGAAGGCGCCACAGCCTTCCGCCTGACGCACCGCAGCGCATGGAAGCCGGAGAAGTTCAAGACCATCATCGAGGACGCCCAGCACGAGTTCGCCTCCTTCATGGAGACGAGCCGCAAGCTGGCGGCAATCAAGGTCGAGACGAAGCTGGCGGAGGAGATGACGACGCTGCTGCTCACCACAGCCGCGCGTGATGCGGACGCCGCCAAGGAGAGTGCCGGGTTCCAGCGCATCATGGGCCTGTTCCAAGGCACCGCCAAGGGCGCACTGCTGGAGTCGTCGCGTGAGACTGCCTGGGGGTGGCTGAACAGCGTCACCGAGTACGTGGACCACCATGCGCGTGCTCGCAACGACGAGAACCGCACCGCCAGCGCCCTGTGGGGGCAGGGCGACGCGCTGAAGAATCGGGCAGTGGAGATCGCACTGGAGGCGTAAGCTGCGCGTGGCGCAGTCGCAACGCGACTGCGTTTGTCAACCCCTTGACAACATGAATCGGGAGGCCCACAATCGGGCCTCCCTCAACCCTCAATGGAGTCTCACATGACTTTCAAGATCGAGTCCGGCATCCCCCTTCCCAAGCGCACCTCCGTCGGTCGCAAGGGCACCGAGTTCCCCTTCGCTGACATGGACGTTGGCGAAAGCTTCCTGATGCCCTGCGACATCAGCGAAGAGAAGAACATCGTCAATTGGCGGCGCAAGCTGGCGTCTGCTCGCAAGCGCTTCGAAGAGAAGAGCGACTACGACATCGAGCTGCGCACCGCCGTCGTCTCCGACGACCGTGGCACCGGGGTTCGTGTCTGGCGCACTGCCTGACAAGCACTACGCGCCCGCGCTACGCGCCCGCGCTACGCGCTCCGCGCTACGCACTCAACGCTCTGCTCTCGCAGGGCGTTTTTGTTGGCTAAACGTTCAACATCCCGCAGGGGCAGGGTGTTTTTCATGGCCGCTTAAAGCGCGGCACAACTAGGAGAGAGTAAGCATGAAGACCAAGATGCTGACAATGTCCCGTCGCCTGTGGAACACGGGCGACACGCGCCTTGACCGGCGCAATCAACGGGCCTGGGTGCAGGCTGTTCGGCGGCTCGGGAGCCGCTGGCTGCTGGCAGTGCCGGTGGAACGGAAGGAGCAGCAATGACCACCGAAGACGAAATCCGCCGCACGCTGCACCCGGAGGCTTACAAGACCATGGAGTTCAACCCCAAGCCGCGCCCGCGCATCCCTCTGGGCTGCGACCAGCAGGGCAGATACCCGCAGGCTGCGGAGCAGCCGCAAGCTGCTGAACCCTGCATCGACTTGGACGAGGTCGGAGGCCCTCCCGAGCCGCCACCGGAGCCGTGGTGGCCGTACATCCTCGGGGGCATCTGCGCCATCCTGGCGCTGGTGCTGATCTTCGTTCCGATGGGGGTGTGAGATGAAACTCACACCATGGTTCCCCGGCACCGTCAAGCCGGTGCGCGTTGGCGTGTATGAAAGGCAGTACTTTCGGGAGCAGCTCGAAACCCGTTATTCCTATTGGAGCGGCTACAAATGGTCTACATGGGCGCCAACCCCGAAGGGGGCCCTGGATCTTTGGTATACGGTAGGCGCGCTCCAAGACCTCCCTTGGCGCGGAGTGCTGAAATGACCCTCAATCCCAAAGCCTTCCTCCGGAGGTGCTTTGCCTGCAACCGCGACATGCGCGACCACCCGGGCAGCAGTATGCGGCGGGGGATTTGGAGATGTGCGAAATGCACGAAGAAAGGAACCCAATGACTACGATCACCATTGACCGCGCCGTCGTTGAGCAGGCGCTGGAGGCGTTGGAGTACGCGCAGCAAGATCGCGAATGCCCAAGCACAACCCGTCAGGCAATCGCCGCCCTCCGCGCCGCCCTGGCGCAGGAGCAGGACGAGCCAACTGGTAAGCAACCCTTACAGGTTGAGTCGGTGGCAACAACTCAACAACCCGCTGGCGAAACGCCCCCGTCCGACTATCGGCGCGGCTATTGGGACGGATTCAACATCGGCAAACGCGAGGGGCGCATTGAGGCAGAAGACGCCTTGGCGCAGCAGGATGAGCCGGAAACCTGCACTTGGTATCAAGACGGCGACAGCGACTCAGGCGTTTACGCCACCTCATGTCGGCACTACTTCAACCTTGAAGATGGTACGCCAGAGGACAACAAGATGCAGTGGTGCTGCTACTGCGGCAAGAAGCTGGTGCAGGAACTGATTACGGAGGGCGACGATGAGTGACCTACGAACCGCCGCCCAGCAGGCGCTGGAGGCGTTGGATGAGGCCGACACGTTTCACCGCAACCTGTCAGATCAGCGCGCGCGCAGGCTTGCCGCAATGGCCGCCCTCCGCACCGCCCTGGCGCAGCAGGATGAGCCGACACTCACCATCGAGCGCCTGCGCGATGCGCTCGTGGCGTCTCGCATCATCCCGCCCGCAGCGGTCGAAGACCCGGACGAATACGACGATGGAGTGACTCTGCATCGCATCGAAGCACTGCACAGGAGGATCGCATGAATGACCTACGAACCGCCGCCCAGCAGGCGCTGGACAGCATCAACGAACTGTTTGCCGCCGAACAGTCAGAAGGCGGAGAACGTGGCGGACATATCCGCACACCGGCCACGCGAGAGCATTTGGTGCGTGTAGCTCAGGCTCGCAAGGCTTTGCATGAAAGCTGCGGCGCCCTCCGCGCCGCCTTGGCGCAGCGGGCCGAGCTGGTGGAGCCGGTGGAGCCGGTGGATGTGGGGCTGCTTGAGTACCGAGGCAACAGCGTGGCTTTCATCCATCAAAAAATGACGGCATATCGAACCGGGATTGATGTCGCGTGGGATGCCTTCAGAGCAAAGGGACTGCATCCTGACGGCAAAACGTCATTGGCCGACATGATCGCAAAGTACACCGCCCCACCGCAGCAGGCCGAGCCGGCGCAGGGGCCAGAAGGTATGGTTGAGTTCCTGGCCGATCTGCAACGCAGTCGGACGAAGTACCCGAAGAACAGGCGCATGTTCGACGGCCTGATGGGCGAGATTGATGAGTTGCGCCGCGCCTACGCTGGCGATGGCGACATTCGTGCCGAAGCATTCGACGTTGCCGTGTGTGCTTTCCGCATTGCGACCGAAGGTGACGCAGGCGGTAACGCCCGGTTGGAGCAGGCCGAGACGGATCATGAAACCCGAGCCGAACTGGCGGAGCAGCAGGTTGTGCAACTTGCCGAGGAGCGCGATCACTACCGTAACCTGTGGCAGAAGGCGCAGCAGGATGAGCCGCAACCCATGCACCCTGAACTACGAAAGATGTGGGAGGACCACTTCGACAAGTGTTTCAGGGCTATCCCTGTGCCGGAGCAGGCCGAGCCGGTGCAAATGCACCCGTCTCAATTTGCAGAAATGATCAAAGGTAAGGAGGCCATGACCGGCATCCCGGTGTACTGGGCCGAGTGGCCGAACAAGGAGGAATCATGACTGATCTGAGAGCCGCTGCCCAGCAGGCGCTGGAGGCGTTGGAGAAGTACCGCAAGATGATGTTTGTGGAAGCAGGGTGTCGTTTTGGCGAAGGCGATGCAGCCATCACCAACCTCCGCGCCGCCTTGGCGCAGCAGGCCGAGCCGGTGGCGGGAAAGGTTGTAGCGTGGGGCGTGTTCGCCAACATCGACGGCGAATGGCAGTTGCAGCACCCCGTGTTCGCGGGTGACGAGCAGGGCAAGGTGAACGCTGAGTTTGAGCGCGCATCGTACAGCGGCCCGCAGCCGCTAGAAGTGCGGCCTCTCGGTGTCGTGACTGCTACGGCACGGCAGGCCGAGCCGGCGCAGGAGCCGGTGGCGACGCTGATCGCTCAGCGCGATGCGCTGCTGGAAATGCTGAAACTGGCCCGATCCATCATCGGCCACCCGGATGACGCGCACTCACAGATGATCGACGCCGCCATCAAGGCGGTGGAGGAGGAAGCATGAAGAGACTGAGCTACTACCCGGCCCGTGCCGCAGTGAAGATCACAAGCATCGTCCTCATCTCGCAGATCATGGTGGAGATGGGCGGGCCTGTATCGCGCAAGCCAGAGTTCTGGTGGGTCATTTATGCGTGCGCCGGAGCATTTGTCCTGTCCGCGCTCTACGCGATTGCGGTCGTCGTGCGGAATGCATGGGTGGAATACTGCGACGCCATCAAGGCGGTGGAAGGAGAAACCAAATGAAACGCGAGTACGTTATTTCTATTGACTCAAGCAGGGGCTCATCAGTGTTGGGGCGCTTGGTGCGCGCGCTGCTGTTTTGGCCCCGTTGGATTCTGACCGGAAAGGCTGAGCTATGAACCGAGATGACATCATCCGCATGGCGCATGAAGCAGGCTGGTCTGGTGTCTTCGTCATTGAATGGGCCAAACAGCCTGACGAGCATCCAGTGGAGAAAAGCCTGCCCGTGCCGGTGACGATGGAGCAGATTGAACGCTTCTTCCGCGCAGCCTACGCTGCCGGCGCCGCTGCCGAGCGCGAGGCGTGTGCGAAGATAGTAGAAACGCATCAATGTACGGGCTGGGGCATTCTTAGTGCCGCCATCCGCGCAAGGAGCAAGGAATGAACCTACAAGTGGAGTTGACCAAGTTGCTCATAGAGAGCTACGACCGTGGCGTCAAGGACGCAACGCAAGCCGCGATTGAAAGCTTCCAGGAGGCCATGCGTTTGGAGCGCGAGGCGTGTGCCCAAATTGCCGACGCCGAGGCCAGCATCGAGGGCATAGCGCAGCGCATAGCTGCCGCCATCCGCGCAAGGGGGAACACATGAACGAACCGACCAGAGAACAAGTAAGAAGTCTGACAACGCAAGCAGTCCGCATGACTGTGGACGATTTTGCAATCAATGGGTTTGCCATCCCGAAGGATATTGAGGCAAACATCACCGAAAAATACGAGTTTATCTACTACCTTGTGAAGTTTGCACAGGAGCAGGAGCGTGAACGCATCATTTCCGTAGCACAGTCTCGCCTAGACCACGAAAGAAGCGCCCTGGCGCACAACCTCTATCGGTGGCACGCCGCAAGCGAATGGCACCAAGCGAGGTGCGGCGGCATGGAGGACATGCTTGCCGCCATCCGCGCAAGGGGAAACACATGAACAACACCGAAATCTTCAGCGTAGCCGAGCGCATGGCGAGCCATTACGTATCTGGCTATTGCTTCGACCACGCAGACATTGCTGCGTTTGCACGATGGGCAGCGGGGCAGGAACGCGAACGCATCATTCAGTTCCTGCAAGAAATGCAGCGGCAGGCTGGAGACGCGCACAACCACTACGGGCACGCTGCGGTACGGATCAAGGAGGGTGTATGAACACCGTGCTTGTCTGGGTGCTGGTCACTTTTGGTGGATCCAGCAGTAGCGCCCTTGTGTATAGTCCTCCCATGCCAGATAAGGCGATGTGCGAGCAACTGCAGAAGAGCATTGTTGAAACTCGAAATCAGTTCTACATGCGCTGCGTTCAAATCAGAATGGTGGTGATCAAATGAGCGACAGGGAAATGCTGGAGTTTGCTGCGAAGGCGGCGGGGATTGATCTTCAGGAAACTGAAGATGGCTTCGAAGCGGATTTTGATGATTCTAGAGTATGGAACCCCCTCGCCGACGACGGCGATGCGTTGCGACTGATGGTATCTATAGGCATCAGAGATTACTTTGGTCTTGAGGTACAAAAACACTGCGTTCAAGCAACTTGTTTTGAGCCGTGGGAGCACTGCGAGTATGAGGAGTACAAAAACCAAGACCCCCTCGCCGCCACCCGCCGCGCTATCGTCAGGGCTGCGGCAGAAATTGGGAGGCAGATGCCATGACCCGCGAACAATACCTCAACATCCTGATGCTGCTTAATGTTATGGAGGCACTAATGCAGGCGCACAAAACGCCCTTCCCTCCCTATCTCATCGGGAGCCTGGATGAGGCCGTGAAAATATTGCGCGAGGAAATCCTGAAAGAATGAAATGCCCCCACTGCACCCGTGACGGCAAGAGCCAAGTGCTGGAGAGCCGCCCCGCTGACGGGCAGATCTGGCGCAGGCGCCTGTGTAAACTGTGCCTGAAGACTTTCGTCTCCTGCGAAACCGCTGAACCCGGCATGACCATGCCTACGCAGACGCAGTCGCGGCACAGGCTCAAGGATCGCACCCCCAAACCCGAAGACCGCAACCTCAACTGGAGCAAGAAATGAACCCCCTCGCTCAAGAACTCAACGCCACGACGCGCACGCTGTCCGCACCCTGGCCGTTTCCTGTTAGCATCACGGCCACCATGACCTACGCCAACAAGCAACCGCCTACCCCGCGCCCGCCTACCAAGGCCGAGCGCCTCGACGCCCTACCTCCTGCACTGTTCTGACGAGCGGCGCAGTTGCTACACAGCGGTTCTAGCCTCGCAGATGTGAAGCCCCTGTGTACCGTTCGCGTCGCCGCTCGTGGTGAACGAACGTGAACGGACCTCCTTAACCTAGAACTCGCGGGAGGCTAGGAATCTGCGTTCCCTCCCGCACCTAACAAACACACACCATGGCAAAGACACCAGAAAAACGAGTCAAGGATGCGTGCGTCGAAGTGCTAAAAGCTTTCAACGCGTATTACTTCTTCCCCGTCATGGGCGGCTACGGACGCTCCGGTATCCCGGACATCATCGCTTGCTACAAGGGCTACTTCATCGCCATCGAGTGCAAGGCGGGGTTCAACACAACCACTCAACTACAGGAAAGGGAGCTAAAAGCTATCGCCGCTGCGGGCGGCATCACCCTGGTGATCCGCGAAGACACAATCGATCTGCTCCGACAGGAGCTTAGGAGAATCAAGTATGGAGAGTGACAAGAACGAACGCGCAGTCGAGTTTATGGCGGGCTCACTGCGACAACTGCTCATGATTATTGATAAGCAAGGCGGGGACGCCGAAGAAGTAAAGCATATGCTCTGCCAGAGCCTGTCTTACGTCATGCTGGCCATGTTGGGTGAGAGTGCTTGCGGCGTCTTCGTCTATCTAGACGAGCACAGCACGCTGCGTATCAACGCGCTGGCCATGCCGCCAGAGGATGCGATGCAGATGTTGCGCCACGCCGCAGATCGCATACAGAACCACCTCCCAGAAGCAGGAGAACTGCATTGAGCCAACCCTTCGACACCATCATCGCGCTCGACTTCGAAACGGCCTGGGGCCGCAAGGTGGAGCTGGGCTTCTCCTGCCAGACCAACGAGGAGTACATCCGTGACCCACGCTTCAAGGCGTGGGGGCTGTCGTGGAAGACCGTGGGCACCGATGAGATCCCCGTGTGGATCCGGCACGACCGCATCAAGCGCTGGGCCGCAGGGTTCGACTGGTCCCGCACTGCCGTCGTCTGCCAGAACACCCAGTTCGACGGCACCATCCTGGCGTGGATCTACGGCATCCACCCGTGCTTCATGTTCGACACCCTGGCCATGGGCCGCGCCCTGTACGGCGTCGAGGTGGGCAACAGCCTGAAGGCTCTGGCCGAGCGCTTCGAGCTACCGCCCAAAGGCGACGGGCTGAGCCCGTCGGAGAACGTCCTCGACGATCTGCCCTTCCACGTGGAGCAGACCCTGGCCGACTACTGCAAGCATGACACGTGGCTGTGCGAGCAGATCTTCCTGCGCATGCTGCCGCAGTTCCCATCCAAGGAGCTACGCCTCATCGACATGACCCTGCGCATGTACACGCGCCCGCTGCTGCGCCTGGACAGCGAGATGCTGCAGGGCGCCATCGAGGAAGAGCGCACGGCCCGGGAGGGCCTGCTGCAACGCCTGGGTGTGGCCGAGGCGGCGCTCGCGTCGAACGATCAGTTCGCTGAAGTGCTCAAGACCTTGGGCGTCGATCCGCCCGTCAAGAAGAGCAAGACCACGGGCCAGGAGACCTGGGCGTTCGCCAAGAATGACGCGCTGTTCCAGGCGCTGGTGAACTCCGACAACGAGGAGGTCGCGCTCCTGTGCGAAGCACGCCTGAAGGTCAAGAGCACCACCGAGCGCACCCGGGCGCAGCGGTTTCTCGACATCTCCACGCGGGGCAACCTGCCGGTGCCCCTGAGCTACTACGGCGCAGCCACGGGGCGCTGGACGGCCAGCAAGGGCTCGGCCATCAACATGCAGAACCTCAAGCGCGGAAGCTTCCTGCGCAAGGCCATCATGGCGCCCGAGGGCCACGTGCTGGTGGTCGGAGACCTGTCGCAGATCGAGCCCCGCGTGCTCGCATGGCTGTCGGACTACGACGACCTGCTCAACATCTTCCGGGCCGGCGGCGACCCCTACGCCCAGTTCGGCGCCCCGATGTTCGGCATCCCGGGCATGACCAAGGACAGTCATCCGACGCAGCGCCAGAGCGCCAAGAGCGCGCTGTTGGGGGCCGGGTATCAACTGGGCTGGGCGAGCTTCGCCGCGCAACTTCTGACGGGCTTCCTGGGCGCCCCGCCCAAGCGCTACTCCAAGGACGAGGCCAAGCAGTTGGGCGTGACCGGGGCCGACGTTCAGAAGTTCCTGTCCTGGGATGAGAACCTCAAGGCCATGGCGGAGATCCCGCACACGTGCTCCGAGCTTGATCTTGCGATCCACTGCCTTGCGGCCAAGGCCATCATCGACAAGTACCGCGCCACGGCCACGCCGGTCGTGGGCTTCTGGAGCCTGCTCGGGGAGTTGATCGAGCACGCGCTCTACCGGGGCAACGAGTACCAGCACAAGTGCCTGACCTTCCGCAAGGAGGAGATCGTCTTGCCAAGCGGCATGAGTCTGAGGTATCCTGACCTCAAGCCAGAGGACGGACCGAAGGGTCGCGTTCAGTGGACCTATGCCGATGGGCGCAACGGCAAGCGCGCCAAGCTCTACCCCGGCAAGATCTGCAACAACGTGACCCAAGGCACGGCCCGCTGCGTGATGACGGACGGCATGCTCCGCGTCGCGAAGCGCTACCCGGTGGTGGGTACGGTCCACGACGAGCAGATCGCCGTGGCGCCGGCGGCGGAGAAGGACGAGGCCAAAACGTGGGTTTTGGCCCAGATGGTTGCGACCCCGTCATACCTGCCGGGGATACCGCTCAACGCAGATGTAGGAGCACATGAGAGATATGGTCTCGCAAAAGGATGACATAATTGACTACGCCATGCCGTTGATGAATGTCGAGAGCAGGGCCAGAGAGATCCACGACTTGTGCCTTGAGCACAAGTATGGAGAAGCCCAGGAAGTAGCACGCTTCCTGAATGCAGAAACGCGTGTGCTCATCCACACGCTACACATCATGGAAGAGAAGGAGCAGCATGCTTATCCCAAAATCGTTCAAGCTGGGCAACCGCCCGTATCAGGTGCGGGTGACTAAAAGCGTCCGGGGCCCGCGCGGCTCCGTCGGGCGTGTGGACTACAAGTCCCGCACCATCGACATCGCCGTCCTCAACTACTGGACCGGCGAGAAGCTGCCTGACGCAGAGGTCAGCGATACGTTCTGGCATGAGGTCACGCATGCCATCCTCGAGAACATGGACCACCCGCTGTACCGAGACGAACGCTTCGTAACCGCCTTCGCCAACCGGCTCAACGAAGTGGTGTCAACCGCCAAGCTCTAATGGAAATCAAGCCCATCACGTGGTCACACTCAGCGCTCAAGAAGTACGAGCAGTGCCCGCGCCAATACCACGAAGCGATTGTTCTGAAGAAGTATCCGTTCAAGGATACTCCGCAGACGATCTACGGCAAAGACCTACACAAAGCTGTGGAGCTTTACGGCAGGGACAACACGCCCCTGCCGCCTCAGTTCGCGTTCGTCCAGCCGGTGGTGGACGCGCTGCTCGCCAAGCCTGGGCGCAAGTTGTTCGAGCACGAGATGGGCATCACGCCTGACCTGCGCCCCTGCGCATTCGACTCCAAGGAGCGCTGGGTACGGGGCATCGCAGACTTGCTGATCATCGACGACGACAACCTCACGGCGCGAGTCGCGGATTGGAAGACGGGCAGCCACAAGTACCCGGACTTCGACCAGCTTCGCCTGATGTCGCTGATGGTCTTCGCGCACTTCCCGCACATCCGGCGCGTGAACTCGGCGCTGCTCTTCGTCGTCAAAAACCACATGGCCAAGTACCGCATGGACAGAGACGATGCCGAAGCAGCTTGGCAAGACTACCGCGAGCGCGTGGCCAAGCTGGAAGGCAGCTTCGCGCATGGCGTGTGGAACCCGAAGCAATCGCCGCTCTGCGGCTGGTGCCCGGTGAGAGAGTGTTCATTTCATCCGAATTGAGGTGTCCCATGGCACGAGATTACCAACGCGAGTACGCGCTCTTCCACGGTAAGCCCGAGGAGATCAAGCGCAGGGCTGAGCGCGTCAAAGCGCGTCGGCTCATGGAGAAGACAGGCGCGGCAACCAAGGGCGACGGCAAGGATGTCGATCACATCCGACCGCTCAAGAACGGCGGCACTTCCGCCAGAAACAACCTACGCATGCGCAGCAAGTCCGCCAATCGAAGCGACAAGCGCTGAACAACAATGGAGCAAGCATGGAAGTAGTAGACAACAAGTTACTGGTATTCAACACACGCAACCCAAGCCGCTACCAACTGATTCCCAAGCATCACGCCGAGCCCATCCAGGGCGGCTACCGCGTGGCAGTCTGGTGGGGGCTTGACGAAGTCCGGGTGCTCAAGAACCTGGGCGTGAAGAACGTGCCGTCGCCCATCTACGGGCGCTACGACTGGCCGGGGCGCTACAAGCCCATGGCCCACCAGAAGGAGACCGCGAGCTTCCTCACGCTCAACCGGCGTGCGTTCGTGCTGAACGACCCGGGCACCGGCAAGACCATGGCCGCGCTGTGGGCGGCGGACTACCTGATGAAGCGCGGAGAGGTTCGGCGTTGCCTGATCCTGTGCCCGCTGTCGATCATGCACTCGGCCTGGATGCAGGACATCGGCAACTCCATCATTCACCGCAGCGCGGTGGTCTGTCACCATTCGAACGCAGCGCGGCGCATCGAGCTGATCCAGCAAGACTTCGAGTTCGTCATCTCCAACTACGAAGGCGTGGAGATCATCGCGGACGAGATCAAGAATGACGGCAGGTTTGACCTGATCATCGTGGACGAGGCCAACGCATACAAGAACCCGCAAACGGCGCGTTGGAAGAAGCTCGCGTCAATCATCAAGCCCGAGACCTACTTGTGGATGATGACCGGCACGCCCGCTGCGCAGTCACCGCTCGATGCCTATGGGCTGGCCAAGCTCGTGAACCCCAACGGCGTGCCCAAGTTCTACACGGCATGGCGAGACATGGTCATGCAGAAGATCACCATGTTCAAGTGGGCGCCCAAGCGCGACGCTGCAGACAAAGTGTTCACTGCCCTGCAGCCCGCCATACGCTACACCAAAGACCAGTGCATGGACCTACCGCCCGTCGTCACAACGACGCGTGAGGTGCCGCTTACGCCGCAGCAGGCCAAGTACTACAACATGCTGAAGACGGCGATGGTGGCGCAGGCTGCAGGCGAGACGATCACGGCAGTCAACGCAGCGGCTGCGTTGAACAAGCTGCTGCAGATCAGTTGCGGCGTGGCCTACACGGACAACCAGGAGACGGTCGAGTTCGACGCTACGCCTCGCTTGAACGTGCTGCTGGAGGCGCTTGAGCAGACAGAGCGCAAGGTCATCGTGTTCGCGCTGTTCCGCGCAGCCATCTCTACTATCAACAACTTCCTCAACAAGCGCGGCTACGCTTGCGAGGAGATCCACGGCGGCGTCACGGCCAGCCAGCGGACGGACATCATCAAACGTTTCCAGACCCATCCCACGCCGCGTGTGCTCGTCATGCAGCCCCAGGCTGCGGCGCACGGCATCACGCTCACGGCAGCGGACACGGTGATCTTCTACGGACCCCTGATGAGCGTGGAGCAGTACACCCAGGCCATCGCCCGGGCGGATCGCAAGGGGCAGGACTCGGACAAGGTCACGGTCATCCACATCCAGGGATCGCCCGTGGAGAAGAAGATGTTCGCGGCGCTCGCGGGCAAGGTGGACGACGCCCGCCTGCTCGTGGACCTGTTCAATGAGGAACTCAAGGAAAGGGGGTTGCCCGACGCCAAGGGCCGTGTGTAAAATGTTTGACAAGCGGGCCGCAGGACCCGCCCAACCAAAGGAGCAAGCATGGATCAGGAAGAAGTACCGCTGGACAAGCTGGTGCGCATCTACATGAAGATGCGGACGAAGCTGTCCGAACTTGATGCCGAGGTCGAAGGCATCAAGGAGCAACAGCAGTTGATCAAAACCGAGATCAAAGACCGTATGAGGTCTGTCGGCGCCAAGTCGATGAAGACCGAATACGGCACTGTGTCGCTGACCGAGAAGACGCGCTACTACACCCAGGACTGGGACTCGTTCAAGCGCTTCGTCATCGAGAACGACGCAGTCGATCTGTTGGAGAAGCGCATTGCGCAGACCAACATGAAGCTGTTCTTGCAAGAGAACCCCACACTGGTGCCCCCGGGTCTGAACTCGGACACCGAAATCGACGTTTCAATCCGCAAGGCTGCGGCGTAAGGAGCTATCCACGTGAGCAATATCGCACTCTTTTCTTCGTCCAACGTTCCGGCATTCGCCAAGAAGCAGGAGCTGTCGGCACTGGCCAAGTCGCTCTCGGGCGGCGCTGGTGGCGGCGGCAAGCGCATCTCCATCAAGGGCGGCGTGTTCCGCCTGCTGGTGGACGGCAAGGAAATCGCCGCCATCGAGGAGCGCTACCTCGATGTGGTCCTGGTGAACGCCGCGCCCAAGATCGGGCGCACGTTCTACATGAAGACCTACGATGGCGACACGCCCAGCGCCCCGGACTGCTGGAGCGCCGACGGCGAGAAGCCCGACGCCACCGCTGCCAACCCGCAAGCGTCGAACTGCGCAAGCTGCCCGCAGAACGCCAAGGGCTCGGGGCAAGGCGACAGCCGCGCCTGCCGCTTCAGCCAGCGTCTGGCCGTGGTGCTGGCCAACGACATCGAGGGCGATGTCCTGATGCTGCAGGCGCCTGCGGCGTCGATCTTCGGCAAGGCCGAGGGCGAGAACATGCCGCTCCAGGCGTACGCTCGGTTCCTGGCGGCGCAAGGCGTGTCCCCCGAGACGGTGGTCACCCGGATGAAGTTCGACACCAAGGCGGAGGCGCCCAAGCTGTTCTTCAAGCCCATGCGCTGGCTGACCGAGGAGGAGTACGCCGCTGCGACGCAGCAGGGGCAGAGCCCGGAGGCCAAGCAGGCCATCACGATGACCGTGGCGCAGATGGACAAGGTGGCTGCTCCTGCTCCCATGGAGCTTCCCGGCAAGCCCCCGCAGCGCGCGGCTGCGCCCGCCCCTGCCCCGGCGCCTGCGGCTGAGGATGATGACGAGCCCGCGCCGCCCCCGCCGCGTCGTGGCCGTCCGCCCAAGGCTGTCGTCGAGGCCCGCAAGGCCGCAGAGGCGGCTGCAGAGGAGCCGCCCGAGCCGGTCGTCCAGCGTGCGCCTGCCCCGCCCGCTGCCGCGCCCAAGACCCCGCTTGCGAAGCTCGCGGAAGATTGGGATGATGAGTGAGTAACTGGGGGCGGCACTGCCGCCCCCTTTGTCATATGCCCTACTCAACCGACACCATCTACAGAGTCAAGAAAGGATCGCACAGCCTGGGCAACACGCTTGGGCGCCTTGCGGTTGATCTTGACTTCTCCGTACAGCGCATCGCCAAGGCCACAAACGCCACTAGGCAGACCGTTTACAACTGGTTGTCTGGAGGTGAAGTGATGGGCGCCTACCGCCCGAATGTCGAGCGCTTGATCAACATACTGAAGACAGCAAGAACTGCTGACGAAGCCTGGGGAGTAGCATGCCGGGAATTCAACCTTCAAGCCTGACGCCGAGTGAACTCGTGCGCTACGCGGATCAGTTTAATCACAACGGTCTGCCGAAGCACTGGTGTCAGGAGCTTATCGCCATGCTCGACGCGTATGTGACGAAGTACGGCGACGAGGCAGTAGCGAAGCGCCCAGAGCAAGCGTCCCTTTTCTGAGGGGGATTGCTCTTCATGGAACCGCAAGAGTTTCTTGCGGCGGTATTGCCGCCGCCAGGGCACGGCTACTATTGCGTAGCCGCAATAACCCCCAAGAAAAAAGAGCACCACTTTGTTCAAGAAATCGAAGGGCTGCTGCCTAAGACGCAGCAGTGGCTAGACGAGCGCAAGGATGTGTACTTTGCGCTGTCCACGTTCAAGGAGCGGGGTTCTCGCGAAGCAGTCAACGCGGCATACATCAAGTCCGTGTTCATCGACATGGACGGCTACGCCTCCAAGAAGGCTGCAGCGGAGGCACTGAGCGCGTTCCTTGAGCGCACCGGCCTCGACACGTTCGGCACCCCATGGGTGGTGGCCTCGGGCGGCGGGCTGCACTGCTACTGGGCGCTGGAGGAGCCGGTCGAGATCGCGCAGTGGAAGCCCGTGGGCGAAGCGCTCAAGCGCCTGTGCAAACAAGAGGCGCTGGCCATCGACATGACGGTGCCGGCTGACGCCGCCCGGGTGCTGCGCATCCCTGGCACGTTCAACTTCAAGCCGAAGTACCCCGAGCCCAGGCCCGTCAAGCTGCTGGTCGAGGGCTGCACGGTGCCGTTCGAGGCGTTCTCCCAGCACATCTTCTCGCTGGTGGGGGAGCCCGAGGCGCCCATGCCCACGCTGTCCCTGCCAGGGACACGCCCGACGCCCACGGCGACCGGCGTGAAGCTCATGGAGAACAGCACCACCCGGTTCAAGAACATCCTACAGCGCACCGTTGCAGGCGACGGCTGCGCCCAGCTTGCGCACTTCGTCGAGCACGCGGCTGACGAGGGCATGGAGCCGCTGTGGCGCGGCTGGCTGTCCCAGGCGAAGTACTGTGCGGACAGTGAGCGCGCCGCGAAGTGGCTGAGCGATCTGCACCCCTACGACGCGCAGCGCATGCAGATCAAGCTGCGGGAGATCAAGGGGCCGTACCCCTGTCTGAAATTCGACAGTGAGAACCCGGGCGTCTGCGAGGGCTGCAAGCACTTCGGGAAGATCACCAACCCCCTGGCGCTCGGCAGAGAACTGATCACCGACAACGCACCGAAAGAGATCGAGATCACGCCGGCTGATCCAGAAGATCCCGAGGCGCCACCGGTCAAGGTCATCCGCCCCACGCCCCCCAAGGGCTACTCATACGGCGCCAACGGCGGCGTCTACGTGGACAAGATGGTGGAGGAAGCCGACGGCACGAAGCGCAAGCGTCAGGTGCTCATCCTCCCCTACGATCTGTTCGTCGTGGACCTCCTGAGCAAGGAGGGCGAGCACACCGTCCACATGGTGGCCAACCGGCCCAACAAGGCCATCGACATCCTCATGGCGCAGCGCTACGCGGTGTCCAAAGATGAATGCATCAAGACCCTTGCGCAGCAGAACATCATCGCGTCTTACGGCCCCAACAACGATGTCAACCTCTACGAGTACGTCAGGGCGTGCGTGGTGGAGGCCAGCACATCCAAGCAACCGGTCATCATTCCGCAGCAGTACGGTTGGCAAGAAGACGGCTCGTTCGTCTACTCGGGGCGGGTGTTCCGCCCCGACGGCACCTCCCGCACGGTGCCCATGCCTGACCTAGCGAACCTCACGCGCAACACGCGGCAGCAGGGCACGCTGGAGGAGTGGCGCAAGCTGCCCCAGATGCTGATCAGGCGCAAGCTCTTCGACCATCTGGCCATCGCCAGCATCGCCTTCGGCTCCCCGCTGATGCGCTTCACCCAGATGAGCGCGTTGACCTTCCATGCAGGCTCGACCGACTCGGGCACCGGCAAGTCGCTGGCCCTGTCGCTGCTGAACTCCGTGTGGGGCCATCCGATCCGATACCGCACGGGCAAGAGCACGAGCCCGGTGACCATGCAGCAGCGCATGGGCAACCTCAACAGCCTGCCGTTCACCAGCGACGAGATCACGCACAAGTCGCGGCAGGACATGGAGTGGTTCCCGGGCTTCATCTTCGATGCGTCCGAGGGCCAGGGCAAGGAGAAGAGCGAGGCGCACCACAACCGCGAGCGCATCAACAACGTCTCGTGGTCCATGATCCCGCTGCTGACCTCCAACACGCACATGCACGACTACATGTCGGGCGCGCGCAACCACACCTCGCAGGGCGAACTGCTGCGCATGCTGGAGTGGACGCCGGAGGTCAAGCTGGAGTGGACGCCGGAAGAGGAAGAGCTTCTGAAGCTGCTGAACAACCACTACGGGGTGGCAGGAGAGCGCTACGTCAAGTGGCTTGTGCAGAACCAGGAGCAGGCGCGTAGCATCACGATGCAGGTCATTGCGCAGATCAAGCGCGACTGGCAAATGAGCGGAGACGAGCGCTTCTGGGCTGCTGGCTGTGGCTGCGTGATCGCCGGGGCGATACTGGCGTCGAACAAGTACGCGAACATCATCGACCTGCCGGTGGACGGCATTATCGAGAGCCTGCACAAGCTGGTGATCAAGGCCCGCAAGATCGTCAAGTCGGGTACCCGCACCGCCGAGGATGTCCTGAACGCGTTCACCCGGGAGCACTTTGGTTCGTTCGTGGTGCTGCGCATCAGCAACGGGTCGCTCATGGCGGCACTGGGTAACGGCCAGGAGATCGACCAGACCATCACGCGCAGCAAGGTCATGGGGCGCGTAGAGCACGAGATCGCCAAGCGTGGCTACGTCGAGTACTTCATCGAGGAGCAGGTGCTCAAGGCGCACTGCGTGTCGATGTCGTTCGGCTACGAGGCGTTCAAGCGCAACATCCAGGCCATCCGAGGCTACGTCGTGCAGTTCACGCGCAAGGACATGATGGCCAAGACCAAGGGTCCGCAGATGCGCGTGCGGACGATCAGCATCAGCCGCCCCATCGAGGACGACACGAATGCCGAGCTACTTCCCGTGGGACAAGCTTGAGCGGGGGCAGGGCTTCTTCGTTCCCGCGCTTGACCTGGACGCCATGCGAGAAGCGGGACTGCTGGCTGCAGTCCCGCTGCGCTTGAAGGACGCCCGCGCTACCTACGGCATCAGGGACGGGCAGCTTGGGGTGCTGTTCTACCGGAAAGCCCCTGCACGGCCTGAGCGAGACGAATCTTCGCCTGACGCGCCCGGTCAAGCTCCGCCCGCTTCCGATCAGGCGTGAGGGTGGACGCCCGCACCTGACGTTCGAACTCGGTGATCTGCCCCATCTGCTCCCTGAACGCGCCTGCCACGGACGCCAGGGATAGCTCGTCGGCCTTCTCCTCGGCGTAGCGCTTGGCCTGCTCGGGCTTGTTTTCCGCGAGCATGCGCTTGTAGGTCTCCTGCACCTGACGGACCTTGTTCATGCGCTCGTAGACGAGGTCGATGATGCCGCTGGCGTCCTTGGGCTGGAACAGCGTGCCGACCAGCGGGAGGTCTGACGGGCGCTTGGTGGCAGGCGCAGGGCCCTCGCCAGTACCGGCAAAGGGCGCACTGAGCGCGGAGATGAGCGCCATGCCCATCTGGCCGGTGTAGCCGCTGATCAGGAACTCCAGCTTGATGGGGGAGAAACCCGTCATCTCGCCCACGGTTTTGGCAAGCTCCGTGGTGCTCTCCCGCGCACGGTACCCAGGTTCGATGGCTTGCTCCCGAGCGGACTCGATGTCGCGCCCGGTGTAGGCCGACACCCCGAAGCCAACCTCCAACAGCGGCTTGACGGCTGCAGGGATCATGTAGGACGAACCGCCAGGGATCATCTGCTGCACGATGTGCTTCAGCGCCTTGAGGGCTTCTTCGCCGCCTTCCTCGTTGGACAGGGTGTTCACGATGGCCTCGGGCAGCGCCTTGAAGATGTAGCCCAGTTCGAACGGGATGGGCAGGCGGATGGGCTGCTCGACGCCCGGGAGCGACACGAACCAGTTCCCGTACTTCTCCTCGGGCTTGGCGTTCTTGTACGCCTCGTCGTCCTGCATCGCCATGGCGTAGGCAATGCTCAAACCGAACAGCATCATGCCACGGGCAATCAGCTTCTTGCGCACGCCCAGGCGCTCGTTCATCGGCATCTGGCCCGTGAACGACCGGTACAGAACGTCCAGGCCCTGAATCTGCGCGTTGAAGAAGGGGATCAGCGTGCTGGCCATGTGCAGGCTGGGCGACAGCCCGCGCCGGCTGAAGTTCATGGACTCCAGCGCCCTGTACGTGGCCTCCATCTCCGACAGGCCCTGCTTGAGGTAGTCCTCATACTGAGCGCGGCGAGTGAGCGCATCGACCTGAGCTGCCTTGCCCTCCAGATACGCGAGGCCGTTGGTAACGCTCAGCTTGCCCGCCTGCATCGCCTTGATCATGCGCGACATGTCCTCGGGCATGCCGGTGAAGACCTGACCGCCCGTGATGCCGCGCCGCTCCAGCACCCCTGCCTTGCCGATCTGCTTGAGCGCACTCAGTATCGGCACCGTGTTGGAGCCGCTGGCAATTGCGGCTTGCGTAGAGTCCCGGAACAACATCCGTGCCATGTAAACCGGAGACGCCACGATCATGCGGCGCAGGAAGCGTGCAGGCATGCCCATGACGCGCACGAAGGCCGGGAACATCGTCGGGATGCCCGCCAGACCCTTGACCAGCAGGTCGCTGCTGATCCCCAACGCCTCAGTGTCCACCACGCCGAAGTGCTCGACGCCGTCGAGCTTGAACGTCACCGCGCCCGCCGGGGCGTTGCCGCCCTTGACCTTGCCAACAGTGGCGAGCCCGAGATCCTTGAACTCGAACATCAGGTTCTTCATGGCAAGGTTGTGCGTCGCCATGTCGATCAGCATCGAGGTGTTCTGGATGCTGCTGGTGATGAAGTCCATGATGGGCTCGTCACCGCCCACAAGCTCCTGCAGATGCGGACTGTCCTTCAGGTTGCCGATGCGGATAGGCGTCTCCTTGCCGATCATGAGTTCGGCCACGCCGTCGCGTATGCGGTAGTAGGGGATGTAGTCGTTCTCCTGCAGCAGCTCGTTGGCTTGCTCCTTGCTCAGGGCGCCGGTCTGCACGTTGAAGTTGATCAGGTCGCGGTTGTACTGGTTGTAGATGTCGCGCACTTCGCTGAACGCGTCGCGCAGCACTGGGTTGGCGTCGATCTCGGCCTTGGCGGCTTTGAAGTCCTCCGGCGTCGGCATGGAGTCCAGGCGGCTCTCCAGGCTGTTCATGCGCTTCGTCAGCACCGTGCGCTGTTCAGCGGACAGCTTCGTGGACTTGAGTTCGTTCTCGATGCGCTTGATCTCGCCCTGCGCCCACACGCGGCCAAAGTTGAGCGTGTTGTAGCCCACGCGCTCGCCACGGATCGCAGCCATGTAGAGCGTCGCAAGCTTGTTGGACGCGTCGGCGCTGCCCGCTTCCTTGACCACATCCTTGCGCTTCAGGATGTCGAACGCCTGCTTCAGGTTGGCCCCGGGCTTGGCCTCGATGAGGTACTCCTTGGTGCCGTCAGGACGAATGATCTCCCTGCGTTCCGGCACGCCGTTCGTGATGGCCTGGGATGTGAAGTGCATCTGCTGGTCAACCATGCGCAGGTAGTACATCGCCTGCATGGCTTTCGTAGGGTCCGCGCCCGCACGCTTGAGCGCCTCCTCGGTGGGGAAGTACTTGTCGATGAACTGCGCACGCCCGCCGATGCCAAGGAAGTTGTCGCGGATCTTGTCGATTACGCCCTTCTCTTTGCCCACCAGTTGATTGGCAACACGTGCTGCGGTGGGCAGGTTGCGGGAGAAGAGGATTTCTCCCGGCTCCGTACGGGCCTCGGCAGCGGGCGCTGCCTGCCCGCGCATCTCCATCTTCGCTGCACCGAACGCCATGTCCACGATGCCTTGCGCATCCAGCGTCTTGGGCGGCAGGCCAAACTTCTCCAGTGCGCGCCGGAAGAGCTGTGCGACGCGGCCCAGCCACTGCCCCAGCACACCCTTGGTCTCGGTGGGCTTGACGCCTGCGTTGACGGCCTCCTCGATGGCATAGGCCAGCAACTCGTCGTTGACCTGACCGGCCGGCGTCTCCGCTGCCTCCACACGTGCGCGTGCGGCCTGGGCCACCCGGGCCTCGGTACTGCCGTCGGTCTTTTTCTCCCAGGACTTGACGGCGTTGACCAAGGCGCTGTACTGGGCGTCGCCCAGCATGCTCTTCAGGCCCACGTGGGCGCCAACCTCGTGCAGCAGCACGGACAGCGCCTGCCCCTGGGGGATGTTCTCCGCGATCAGGAACGCCTTGTTGCCCGCGCTGTCCACGAAGCCGCGAGCGTCTGCCGGAATCTTGCCCTTGTACTGCGGGTTGGCCGCAACGAGCGCGTCCACCGAGTCGTAGATCTGCACCCGGCCCAGGTCCGGGAAGGTCTTCTTCAGCTCCGTGCGCACCGTTCCGGTGGTGGACGGCGTAGCGGTGGGGCCACGGGAGCGAAAGATCTCGTCAAGGGGCCGCGCATCTTCGTCTGCTGCCTCCGGCGTTTCTTCGCCTTCGACTTTTTGCGCAGTTTCCGCTTCTCGAAGCGCTTCGAGAGAAACAGTGTCTTCTTCCGCAGGCGCTTCTGCTTCCCTATCCGCTTCGTCCAGCAGCTTTCTTTCCGCAGGCGTCAAGCTTTCTCCGGCTTCGTCCTTAGCGCGTATCTCAGCAAGCCGCTCTTCTTTCTTGCGACGAGCAACCGTTTCTTTTGTACGGCTGCGATTGTCCTGCTCGATGAGGAACTGCTCCAGAGGCGTAAGCTCTTCGCCTCGCGCTTGCCGTTGACGCGCTTCGCGCAGCAAGCGTGCTTCTTCCACAGATGCTCGTTCTTCGACGCCAACTCCCTTACCTTGATAGACCGTCTTCTCTGCTTTGCGGGCTTCCGCCGCTTCGGTGCGCGTAAGGGCTTCGCCGGTAGTCTCCGGCGCTCCTGCCCGTGTGGCCGCTTCCCGAGCAGACGCTGCGCGTTCTGCCGCATCTGCCGCTGCTTTTTCAGCAGCACCGATCCTGCGCTTGGGCTGCGGTTGCGCACCTTTGAATGCACCGGAAGAAATCAAATCGGCTACTGCGTCGCGTTTGCGGACAGCAGTGGCAAGTTCCGTAATGTCTTTGTCGTAGCCTTTCCAGACGACTACTGACTGCATGACCTCGTTTCTGGCCAAGTTGTATGCGCGTTCCGCTGCTTGCAGATCCGGTTCGATGGCGGCACGCGCCTCCGCTGACTTTGCGGCTTTGTACTTTGCCTGAAGTTCGTCGTACGGCTTGCGCTCTTTGATTTCCTTCAGCTTCATCTGCCGAACAGCATCAGTCTTATTGCGCAGCTTTTCAGCAAGCGTAGAGACACGCGACTGGAGTCCGCTGAGCACCTTTTGAGGGTCGCCCAGAAGTTGCTTCTGCTCAACAAGCGTGATACGCGGCTGTGGCTGTTCCCGAGACAAACGCTGCGCCTCAGTAAGCGCAGGGTAGACAACTGCGCCAAGTTCTTGCGTTGGCGCAAAGCGCGTACTACCGGGAATTCCAGCACCTTCAACCGCACGACCTCCCGGTGCCGCCTGCATCCGTTCAAGCGCCTGCTGCTGCGCCACATAGCGCTTGGTTCTTTCGGTTTCCGCGAGGCCTCGCTTGACTGCTTCGCGCTCGCGTTGTGCCTTGGCCGACTGAGCAGCAGCGGCTGCGTCCGCCCGCGATACGGTAATCCCCGCCGTGCCCAAAGACTCGCGTGCCTTGCCAAGCTGTTCTTGAAGCGCTTCTATTCGCGCGTCCATGCCCGGTCTACCCGAAAGCTGCGCAATATCATTCAGCGCTTTTTCTACCGCTACGGCGCGGATCAGGTAGTCGGTTTTTGCAAGCAACGCTCCGCGTTCGGCTTCCGCAGCCTGAAGCTCCGTAGCATACACCTGCGCTACTTCAAGCAACTGGACCTTGTCTTCCGCCGACACATTGGCGGAATTTATTACGCGTGCTCTTGCACCGCGAACTTCTTCGATGCGACGAATGCGCTCATCTACATCCATCTTGTCGATGGCCGCTTGTGTAAGCGCAGGCTTAGCGTTCGGGATGTAGCTGATCGAAAGTGGTGTCGTTATCTGAAGCGTTTCGCCTTTTTTGACAAGCGCGGTAAGCTCCTTGTCAGCTTTAACGATGGCGCGTGCGGCAACAAGGGTATCCTTGGCGGCTTGGATAGCTTTTAGTTCTTTTTCTTTGCGGGCAATTTCTTCTTTAAGCTCTTTCAGGCTTTTACGAGCTTTGTCAAACCGTGCCTGTTCACGTTGAAGCATTGTCCTTGGACGGTCTTTTCCTTCCAAGAACTTTTTGAACGCTTCAGGGGTCTCAAGAATGAAGCCTTTTTCCGCACCTTCAGGGAACAGCGGCAGTTGGGCTTCAGTGTCAGCGCGACCTTGTTCAAACGCGGTCAAGGCAAGGCGGAGTTCTTGCGGAACGTCCAGATCAAACTCAGGCGTAGCTGCGCTAGGACCGCGCAGGGTGTCGGGGCCAATGGCGCTTTTCCCACGCCCCGGGACAGGAGCGCCAAATTCAAGCGCAGTGCCTTTTGGCACTGCTTGCCCTGCGCGTACTTCTGCTTCATATTCAGCGCCGAGGCGCTCGGCAGTTTCGGGCTTGGCGCCTTTCTTTGCTGCTCGTTCTGCGCGTTCACGCGCATACGCATAAGCGTCGCGTGCGGCATCCCCGCGAGACATTCCTTTACGCAAGTTGTCCGCAAAGCGCTGTTGTCGCGCTTCTGCCAATGTCAAATCTTCTTCTGCCGCCGTTGTGGGCTCCGCAGTAAATGCGCGTGCGTACGACGTACTCGTGATACGGCGCGGAGCACCTTCCCCGGGCTGTGTGGCTTCTACCTGCTTGAGAAGCGCGTCTACAAGCCCGTAATAGCTCTTGGGCGCAACTTGCGTTTCCGGGTAGATCGTTTTGCCGCTGGGCGTTTCAAAGCGCAACGGCTTCAGCTTCTGTTCTTCACGGCCAACTTGCGTATCTTGTGCAGGCAGTGTGCGCTCAACACGACGTAGCAGTTCGTAGATGTCTTGCGGGAGATCTTCTCGGGCAAGCGAAGATGCCAGCCGCGTTTCAAGGTCTTTTGCAGTAAGCGGTTTCTCAACGGGAGGACGCCCTTCAACTTCTTCGCTCGGCGGCGAATACAGGCGGAACTCTCCCGTACCTTTAACACGGCGAGGCTCTGCGGGAGCTTTGGGTTCTTCTGCGGTATAGGTGACGTCTTCGCCCAGCAAAAGCTGTTGCGTCTGGCCAATTGCAGCAGACGGCTGCGCTTCAGGCGGCGTCGCACGCGCAATGCGCTCCAACACAGTGTCCAGATAGGGAGCTTCTTTGACGCTTTCGGGCAACCGCCGCGCAGCCATACGCTGCAACGAAGTGATCTCCGGCCCGAGCTTGCGGCGTTCCTCAGTCTCTGCAAGACGTTCTGCTTCAGCGCGTTCCGTCTCTTCGAGCGCGGCGCGTTCTTCTGCTTCAAGCTGTGCAATAGGCGAGCCTTGCTGCTTCGCCGCTTGCTGCATGTCGTACTTCTTGAGGCCCTCTTTTACAAGGCTGAGAATGGTGGCGCTTTCACGCTTGCCAAGATCAGGAAGCTGCTCGTTGGCTTGCACCAAACGACGCGCCGTGGGAATGGAGCCCAGCAGGTACTCAGCATAAACGGGTGCTCGATCTTTTGGATCAAGCCTATCAGCATCCTGTTGGCTGTTCGCAAGCGCAATACGGCTTTGAGCATACGCAGCGGTAGGTTCAACACGCGGTCTTGTAACAACCGGCGCGGTAATATCGCCAAAGTCCGCGCTCAACTCCTCCGGTTTTTCTGCAACCAGCGCGGTGCGAGGCTGGCGCTTGACGGCTTCCTGATACGAGTACTCCGCGTACTCCTCTGGCGTCATGCCCTCGACGCGCTGACGTTCCTTGAGCTGGGCGATCTCCGCTTTCCGAGGCGTGTACTCCGCCGTGAGCGGGCGCATCGTTTCGTTGGTGAACGCCTTCAGTTCTTCGACACGTTGCTGGTACTCGACGCGTTCATCAGGAAGCGCATCTTTACCGGGCTTGTCTTTGACCGCTGCCTGCAATTCCTGCATGCGCTTGACGGCGGCTTGGTAGTCCGTGTCAAGCTTCAGCAGGTACTCCGGCGACTTCTTCTCCGCCTCCGCTGCCTCGCGTGCAGCCTTGCGTTGCTCGGCCTCCTGGGCTGCTGCAGCCTCCGCCTGTGCGGTGCGGGCTTCGCTGCGAGACATTGCGCGGCCTGCTGTACCAAGCGGGGCGCCCACCAGCGTGGTCTGGTAAGCCGCCTGAGCGTACTCCGTCAGCGCGTCGTCAGAGAGCACCGGCAAGCCCGCCTGGGCCCGCTCAAGGGCCTGCTGGACCACCTCCGTAGGCACCTCCGCTGCAACACCCACTGCCGCGCCTTTGGCAACCATCTTGCCCAGCGACTCACGTGCCAGCGCCTCTGCGGCCTTCTCCTTGCCCTGCTTCAGCAGCGCCTCTACCTGCGGACCGAAGAGCTTGCCGGCCACCGTGCGCCCAAGAGGGATGAACGTGCCTGCAGCCTCCAGGCCGGTCTGGAGCGCTGCCGCGCCCGCTGCCGCGCCCACATCGATGTCGATGGGCTTGCCTGCCTGTTGCTGCTCTGCCGCTTGCCGCTCGATGTTGCTGCCGAAGATGGACGGCATTGTGCTGGCCAGGAAACCCAGGCCACCGCCCACGATAGGCCCAACAGGGCCCGTCACCGGAGAAGTCAATGCACCAAGCTTGGCCCCCGCTGCTGTGGCACCCAACGACGCCCCCAGTTGAGGAAGCTGTTCAGCGATGGCCAGCGGCGCCTGCCGTGCCACCTCGAATGCCGCCGCGAGAGCACCTTGCGTGCCGTAGACCTCCTTGACCTTGTCCCAACTGACTTGGGCGGCGTAAGGTGAGGCTGCGGCCCGCTTGAGCGCAAGCTCCGCCGCTTGGTTGGCGTCACCCGTCGCTGCCTGGACGCCTGTGGTCGTGGTGCCGATCAGGCTTTCGAACCCGCGTCCAAGCGCTGCACCAAATCCCGTGCGTTGTTCAGGCGCGGTAGGCGCAGGGGCGGCTGCCCCCGCCTCTCTGCGAAGAGCAACTTCGAACGCTTGCAGTACCGTGGCGTAGTCAGGAGTACCGCGTTTGTCCTGATTTGCGCGAAGCCATTGTTCGTACGCAGCAGAGGTCGTCATTACTGCCCTTTCATGATTTCAGCAGCCCTGGCTTCTACGTCAGTTGTACCCGTGGCAGGGGTAGCGGCGGTTGACGCAACCGTCCCGATACTGCCATATTTGACATCCATTAGGCGCTGCAATCGCGCCATTTCTGCGTCCAGCGCCGCAACTGCTTTGGCATCTGCCAACGGATTTGCAAGCAGCTTAGCCTTGGCATCCGCAAGCTGCGAGTACTGCACGCCTTCAGGCGACTGCATACGTTTTTGAAGCAGCGAAGCCTCTGCAAGCGCTTGTCTTCCAGGAACCGCCGCCGCTTGCGCTCCCGCCGCAATCGTCTTGGCTCTGGCTTCGCTCCGCTTGATTTCAAGCTCCGCACTCTCGGTTTCAAACTTGTACCGAAGCGCAGCGATCTTCTCCGCAGACTCACGCGCCGTCTTGGCATCATTAGCCAGACGCGCTTCCTGATACTTGGCAGTCTCAAGCTGCAGTTGCCGGTACGTGTTGTTGAGCTGCCGCACCTTTTCGCTGCCGGCGGAAACATACTCCTCGGCCTTCTCTTTGCGCGCTTCACGTGCGCCAAGCACTGATGCTAGCCCGGTGCCAAGAGAACCGAACAGTTTGCCTTTCGTGGGATCAATCGAGCCCATCAGTGCAGCAAGCGCTTGCGTGTCTTCAAGCAGTGGCAGATTAGCGCGGTCCATACGCCGCTGACCTGTACGGACAACTTCTTCACGGATGCGCCGCGCATCCTCCATGGCCAGTTGCTCTTGAAGAGCCTGAATCCCCGATACTCTCTCGCGTTGCGCTTGAAGCTCAGGAGAGACACCTTGCGGCTGTGAAGCAGCCATCAGTGCCTGGAACGCCTGCATGCGGGGGTCTACTGCTGGCGTGGCAGCAGGAGCCGCAGCGGGCGGCTTCTCAGTACTCTCGTCGATGCGGCGGCGCTGCGTGGAGCCTGCTGCGGAGCCCGTACCAACGCCTGCTACGCGCCGCGCTTCTCGCACAGCAAGCGGTTCTGGATAGGGAGCGGCGGGCGCAGTAGCTGCCGGAACTGCCGGCGCTGCCGCAGCGCTAGGCGTTGGCTGCGTAAAGAAATTCGTCAGCGCGTCTGCAATCGGTACACGCCTTTCTGAAGGCGTGGAAAAGTAGTCGTAAATGCGACGAAGCGGTTCGTCAGGCCCAAGGCGCTCAAAGAAGTTTTTGTCTTTTCCTTCTTGCGCGGCTCTTGCGGCACGAATACGTTCGGCATTTTGCCGAATGATGGTGTCGCGCTCCGTAGACGATCTTGGATTACCGTTCTTGTCGTAGTCAGGATTGACCAGCAATTCTCCGGGCACGAAGCTGCTCCCGCCTCCCGCCAGCGCAACGATGCCGCCCGTAGCCATCCTTCGCACTGGCATGCCTTGCATACCGGGCATCTGCTGCGGCTGCGCCGCTTGCGCCGCCTGCATCAACGTTTCATTCGCAACCGTTCCTTGTTGCTGCTGCGCCTGTTGCTGCGCCAGTTGTCCTTGCACAGCGGCGCGTGCTTGGTCTTGCTTACGTACCTCATCGATGCGAGCAAGAAGCTGGATCGAAGGATTGCGCATGTACTCTTGGACAAGCTCGTCAAGCGGCATGCCTGAATACTGCTGCACCACGGCGCTTGGCGTACCCTTGGCTTGCGGGGGCGCAAACTGGAAGCCCTGAGCTTGTCCGGGCATCAAAGACTGCATTGCCGCCATAATCAGGTACCTTTGCCAAACAGGAGGTTATAGAGTAGCGCGCCGCCAAGACCACCTTGCGTCAGTGCGCCCAGCGTCGAAGCGCCGGTCTCGTAACGCGGCGCTTGCAAAGGCAACCCTTGGAGGAGACTCTGCATAAACGTAGCCTGCTGGTACGGGTACTTCAGCGATTCCTGGAACTGCTGGTAGCCGAAGTCTAGCGGCTGTTGGGCAATCGCCCGCTGCGTTTCGCCTGCCCTGAGGATGTCGGCCAGCCCGCGCTGCTGCGCTTCGAACTGCTGCGTGCCCAGCGACCCCAGACCCTGCGCGGCGGCAAGCTGCTGCCTGAGCGCGTCCAAGCCGTACTGAGCGCCGAACTGCCGAGAGGCTTCCGTCTGCTGCGCACCGGCAAGGCCGTAGCGTGCGAACTCCTGCGCCTGCTGCAGCGCCTGCTGGGCAGCGAACTGCCGAGACATCTCCTGGGCCTTCTGGGCGTCCATGCCGAATTGCGCTTGAAGCTGCGCCGCAGAGAGCGTCTGCCCTGCGTTGAACTGGCGTGCAGCCTCCTGAGCCTGCTGCGCGGACAGCCCGTACTGGGCCTGAAGCTGCGCTGCCGTCATGCCTTGTTGGGCACCGAACTGACGCGACGCCTCGGCGGCACGCTGTGCCTCCAGAGCCTGCTGAGCACCAAACTCCGCACTGCGGGCCGCTTGGCCCGAAGCAAACTGCCGGGACAACTCTTGAGCCTTCTGCGCCTCCATGCCGAACTGGGCCTGAAGCTGCGCAGCGGTCATCTGCTGGCCGGAATCGAACTGGCGTGCGGCTTCTTGTGCCTGCTGGGAAGACAGCCCGTATTGAGCCTGCAGTTGGGCAGCGGTCATGCCCTGCTGCGCAGCGAACTGTTGAGACTGCTCCTGCGCTCTACGCGCCTCCAGCAGTTGTCCAAGCCCTTGCTGGCCAAACTGCGCCCCAAACTGCCGCGATGCCTCGGCAGCCCTCTGCGCTTCAAGACCAAACTGCGCCCCGCGTTCCGCACCGAACTGGCGTGCAGCCTCTGTCTGCTGCTGAGCCGTCATGCCGAGCTGCGCTTCCTGGGCGCGTTGCGCCAAGGCACGGTCAAAGGCCCCTTGCAGGCCCCGGGTTCTGATGTCTCCAATCTGCGTGGCGAGGTTGCGCTGGGCTTCCGCCTCCTCGATGGCCTGTCGCGCACCGCCGAAGGCACCTGCCTGGGCGAAGCGAGCGCCGCGTCCCTGACGGGCAATGTCAGCCTGCCGCTGGGCCTCCCGCGCTTCGATGTCGGTGACACCGGAGATGTACGGGCTCATGTAGTCCTGCACCGAGCCCACGGGGCCGAGGCCGGTGGTGATCTGCCCAGGCTGGTAGTTGAACCCCGGTGTGAACTGCGCACCTTGGTACTGCCCTTGCCCGATACCTGCCGTGAAGTCCGTAGATGGACGGTACTGCCCAGGTGCTTGAAACTGGTTACCGAACTGCGTGGCAGGGCCAAAGCTAGGCGCTTGGAAACCAGTAGAGAACTGCCCAGGTTGGTACGCTTGAGGTGCCTGATAGCCGCCACTAAACGTGCCGGTTTGGTATTGTCCAGGTGCCTGAAACTGGTTACCAAACTGCGTGGCGGGGCCGGCTTGGTAGCCGAACCCGGGAGCGAACGCGCTCGGTTGGTACGCGCCGATGCCTTGGAAAAAGTTGCCGAAGGTCGAGGGCATGTAGCCCATACCAGCGGCCCGCATGCCTGCATCTGCCATCATGTTGCTGGCAATACCGAACTGCTGCGGCATCTGCAGGTTCTGGTAGCCCATGAAGGCTTGCTGCTGGAGCGGCGACGCGGGTGCAAAACGCTCCCCGGTGTACGGCTGGAAACCGAGGTTCGCCAAACCCCACCCCTTGGACAGCATGTCCTGCACATAGGGGCCGAAGCTCGCAGAGAGCGTGGACTGAGAAGGGTCGATGCCGGTGGCGGCAGCGCCGGTGTTGGTGGTTGTGGTGTCGGTGTTGGTGCCGGTGTTGGTGCCGGTGTTGGTGTTGGCGGCTGGATTGGTGTTAGTATTGTTCGCAATCGTACTAATAGGCTGTTCACCCACAAAAGGGTTGTCTTTCTCCCATTGCTGTTGTTTTTGGAAATACGGATTTACTGTAGAGTTCCAATCGTTATAAATTCTATCGTATTCGGCTTTAAGTTGCGGGTTTGCCCAGTACCCTTGGTAGACCCCCGGATTAGGATTTGCCTTCTTAAAAGTTTCTAGCGCTTGTAAATTTTTGTCGTACGCGATTGCTTCAGGAGTTGTTTTGATGTACGCGTCACGTTGACGGTTCCCTTCGTTCCAAGGACCATATATTGTATCAGGAATAATCCCCCCAAAATCAGGACCGATTGAATTACGTTCAACACCCCTAGGTCCTTGATTGCTATCAAAGTAGTTAGAGAGCTCTTGAAGTGTAGAGTCTTGTCCGCTTACCATTACGCTCTCCTTTGGAGCTTGTTCATCAGCGCGTACAGCGCCGGGGCTCCGCCTGCTCGATTCACAACCGCCTTGGGCACGTAGGCTTCACCGTTGGACACCCGCGCAGGGGTACGCCCTGCGATTGTCGCAGGGATGCTGTCGCTTGTACCAGTCCCCGGGCCCACAATCGGGCGTGCTCCGGGCAACATCTGGGCAATCCCACGCGGGCCTCCCGCGCCGTCCACTGCCCGCTTGGTCATCACGAAGCCGCCATCCTCCATCTGCATGGGGCGCCGGTGCGTCCCGGTGACGCCACCGGTAGCGTAAGCCTGCATGAGCCCGCCGTTGGCCGCGTACTGTGCGATGGGGCCGTACTTGCCCTGCGCCATGGTGCGGGTAGTGGGCCTTGGCGCTGCCACGCCGGTGTAGCCCCCGCCGCGAGGCGGCTGCTTGTCGAGGTAGGACAGAAGAGCGCCCAGCCCTGCAAGACCGGCACGGGAGGAGAGGACACTTTGCGCGGTGTCGAACGCTTTGCCACCGTACTTCTTGGCGACATCAAGCCAGGAGGGCGAGCCTACTGAGGCAAGAACTTTACCTGCCGCATCAACGATGTCGCCTGTGGAACTGACTACGCCCGTCAGACCGCCACCTACGTCTATGGCTCCTGGGACGCCTTTTAGTGCATCGATGACGCCAGTCCAATTAGTAGCCAGATCGCCACTGCCGCCATACAGATCTTGGAGGAAACTACTTGCGTTGTTGGTTACATCGCCCACACTGCTGACAATATCACTTATGTCGCCCCCAATAGAAGAAAGATCAAAATTATCAAGAAAGTCTAACCAACTCATATCATCCTCCGTAGGGCAAACCAAACGGTGACATTGCAATTCCACGACGAACGTCCGCGTAGTTCGGTCGCTCCTCACGTTCTTCCTGCTGCCTCAACAGGCTTGCTAGGCCCAACATCCCGGCAAGATTGGCGCCGCTCGGCGCAGGGGCCGGAGCGGGGGCGGGGGCCGCCGCTGGCGCTGGTGCAGGCGCGGCTGTTACCTCATTCCCACTTCCACCCCCACTATCCGCTGCAGGGGCTGTTGTCGTGGGCGTCTCGCCGGTACCGCCTGTCGTGTCTTGCGCCGCAATAGCGTCGATCTGAGCTTGGCTCAGCGGGGTCAAACCAGTAGCGTCCTGGAAGGCTTGGCTGTTCACGATGTTCGACACCAGCCCCGGCATGGTGAGCCCTGCGATGGGTCCCGCCACATGCCCCAGCGCCTGTTGGGGAGTAATGACACCGCTGAGAAGACCACCCAGCGCCTGCGTGCCAGCGATCATAGCCCCTGCACCTGGGACCAGCATGCCCATGAGGGTGTCGATATTTTCGTTGAGGAATGCGTGCGCTTCCATCGAGGCTAGCGCTTGATCAACTGTTTGGGTCGGAGATATTTCCATACTGCCCAAGCCCGCATCGGACAGCATTGACAGCGTACCTTGATCAAGCCCTGCTGTGCTTATTGACGGCGGAGCTTCACCAAGGAAGCCAGTATCCAAAGCGCTTGAACCGACAAGATCTTCAGGAGTAAGCCCCAACATCTGCGCGGCCACATTGACAGCGTTTTGCTGCGCGGACAGATCTGGCAGTGGTGCGTTAACACCGAACCCAGGGGTGTTGGGGTTCAGGCCAAGAGAAATGTTCAGACCTGCGGAGGCAAGGGGGACGCCCGCACCTGTACCCCAACCTCCTCCTGAAGCATTAGTGACAACATTCCCCGCCGTCAAACTTGAAAGCGAATCCAGCACCGCCTGTTCAACGGGGTCGGTCGCAGGCCCGGGAGCAGGACCGGGAGCAGGACCGGGGCCACTTAGTCCGATTTCTCCAAGAACAGCGTCAAAATCAACAGGGGCAGGCCCGGGAGCGGGGCCGGGGCCGGGAGCAGGACCGGGGCCACTGCCTTCTTCAGTTTCCCCACCTTCGCCGCCTTCTTCGCCGCTCTCCGCAACGACGCCGCCTAGACCGTCTGCACCTGTCAGCCCGACACTGACCCCGGGGTCCCCCCCAAGGGCATCAAGGCCCACCGTGGAGGTTTCGCCTCCACCGCCACCGTCGCCACCGCCATCGCCGCCATACAGCCGCATCCGCCCAGCCACCGGACGGAAAGCGCGAGGGTCAAGATCGGGGACTTCGCACGCCCAATTCTTGTATCTCATATCGACCTCTCAAACAGGACGCTTTTTTCCTTGAACCCGAAACGCGACCAAAGGCGCACTGTGGACGGCCTACCCGCCCCGCCGATGTGCGTAGCTCCTGCCTGTTTCAGCAGCGCAGCAAACTGCGCAAAGTTCTCCTGATCTGCGATCAACCTACCGCCCATCGCCAGCACGAACGCAACGCGCTTGTTTCGATTGTTCTGAAACGCCACGGCGGCAGCGCCAACCACGGCGTCGTCTTTTGCCCAATACAGAGCGCACCTACCTTGCCCAAGGTCAGCGCGAAGCTGATCCAGCGTTATGTCCCCATTCGACCACTCCAGCGCATCCTTGAGAAAAGGCTCAACCAGCGGCCAGCTTTGGTGGACATGTGAAGTGGGGACAGCCTGGATCACGCTCATGTCAAATCCCAGAATGACATGGTCCCGATGGCGTTGTGCGTGCCGGTCAGCGCACGGGCTGCGACGGTGTAAATGTCACTGACCCCTCCCAAGGTAGCACCAAGCTGCAGATCCCAGTTGTAGTCGCTGCCGTTGGATATTGGCGCAGAGGTCTGCGTAGATGCCAAAACATAACTTGAGAAGACAACCGTGCCTCCGGTCAAGGCAGTTGCAGACAGATCTTGCTCCACGTTAGAAGACGAAGAAGCCACCCAAGAGGCTCCGGTCAGCGTCGGGTTCTTGATCAGCGCAACTTCAAACGTCACAGCCGATGTTGCGGTCGGTAACACAGAGTATCCATCCGGGATCACCACCGCCCCCGTGCGCCCAGTAGCCAGACGAATGGACATCAGTGGAACGAAAGAAGAACCAATGTTCGTGTTTGCCGCCGTCATGCGGACAACATCAGTAGCAACACGCTTTTCGTAGCCACCCTCAGAAATCACCGTTGAGCAGATTTGACGCAGGCTCCCGGCACTGGCCGTCACCCCGGTATTGGTGATCTCGTACCGCACCGGCAAGATGGCGGTGGTCATGTAAACGCGGTCAAGGTTGTTCGCGTTCTGGAAGGTGTGGCAGATGATCGTCTGGCCGTTGATGATGAACCCGGTACGGACAGAACCCACCCCGAGCCATTCAAAGTCCTGCCAGAAGATCTGCGCCTTGGTGATGTCGATGGTAAGCGCGGAGTCCCCCGTGCCGTTGAGTTTGTCGCCGTTCCACTCGGCCTGAGGCACCCTGGTGTCCACTGCGGTGCCCGTCACGTAGGTGCGCCGCACCATGTACAAGGTCGTGCCGTCAAGCTCGAAAAAGACGCCGTTCTCGGTGTTGAAGTAACCCACCCTGACGCGCTGGTTCTCTTGCGCCGCGCCGATGACGAAGGTGTTCATCACCAGAAGCCCCTTACCCGGCTGGTAGGGGAATGACCGATAAGTCTGCCGCACCACCTCCGACCCGCTGCTCGTGGTCGTGGTCATGTTGACGGTGGACTCGTTGGCGATGTAGGTCACCGCCCCGCCTGTGGCAGTCGTCTCGCTGAACAGGTCGTTCTTGGCGTAGCGGTTCTGGCTGTCGAAGAGGGTGTAGGGTTGGCTGAAGCGAGCGCGGCCAAAGGCATCCAGGGCGGTGCCGTAGAAGTTGACGTTTACAGGTTGCGCACTCACGATCAGCCCCAGCAGGTTGTCGAGTTGGTTGAAGTACAGCCGAAGGACGTTGACAAGCGCATCGAAGTACTTCTGATCGTATTGGGGTGTCGGTTTAGGCAGCGAAGGCGCTGTAAACCGCTTGATGACGTTGGCCCAGATACTCACGATTTACGCCCGTCTGGTCGAATGTCGATTCGCGGCGCACCAAGCTGCCACTGAACCCCAAGCTCATCCGAAGCGATCTTCATGGACATCTGCCTGCCACGGACCCGGATATTGACCTGCCCGGTGAACTGCTCCACAGGAACCGTTGCGCTGCGAATGACAGGAAAAGCGTTGCTCCCCGCCACAGACATATTCGAGCTTGTGCTTGGCACTGGCGTGATGCCCCGGGTGTACCCTGAACCCGAATTCTGTAGCGGGAACAGGCTGAGCGTAGCACGCGGCGCTGAAGCTGTCGAGCCTCGGAAGGTGATGTCCGGGAGCACCCGCCAGACGAAACCGAAGTTGTGCCCGTCGTCGATGTCAAACTCAGACGAGGTGATGTATGCGTTGATCGGCACAGGCGTGCCCGACTCATTGTCGTCTACCTCGTACTCCTGGTATAGCAGTCGTTGGCCATTTGCGGAGATTGGGTAGCTGCTGATAATGCCGGCATCGATCCAAGCGGTTCTGGACAGGTTGCCGTAATACCAGACCTTCTCAAGGTAGTTGTAGACAACGTATTTGTCGATGGTGGTAGAACCCGACGAGCAATAGAACCACCAGATCTCATTGAACTGCTCTACCGTGGCAGCGAAAGTCTGTTGAGTCTGGTTGAAGTTGTAGTTGCGGAAGACGTATTCCCGCACATCGCAGGGCAGCGTTTGCACGCGCCCGTCGTACATGTAGAACTTCTCCTCGCCCATCCAGTAGGTGACGCCCGCAGCAACGATACAGGCCCGGTCGCTCACGATGGAGACGTTGTCGGCCAAGATCTGCGTGCCCCAGACGATGGGCGGGCCGAGGTACTGGAGAGAGTACAGCGAGGTGTCCGTCCAGACCAGAATCTCCTGACGTACCTGGAGCACAGCTTGAATTTCGCTGCCGTGGGACAGCCGCACACTACCCGCTTGGTTCGTCGCCGCAGGGGTCCAGTTGACTGCACTCTCCTGATCAGACCACCGGATCAGCATGGGGTCGAGCGTGATGCTGCCGTAGTCCGTACAGCCAAACGCCAGGACGAAGCGCGAGGTGTCGGAGACGATCAGCAGGTTGTGCAGTGCCGGAACGTCGGACGCGCCGGGAAGGGACGAGAGTTCCACGCCCCGGGCCGTGAGGCCAGAGGAAGCGTCCCAGTAGTACATGGCCCCACCCTTGGGGCCGAAGATCAGGTCTTCGCCGAAGTTCTGGTTGTTCCAGATTCGCAGTGGTTGCGCGGTCAGCGAACCTGACCCCCAAGACCCAGAGCCCCACGAGCCACCACCCCAGCCAGTGGCGGGGTACTGAATGGCGCCGCCTGTGTTGACCTGATACGCGCCCGTGACCGCAACACCGCCCGTCGTACCCGCAGCCACCACGCTGCTGGTGGTGATGGAGTAGTTGTTGACATCGATGTAGGTGATCTGGAATTGAGCGTTCAGAAGGGAAGCGTAGGTGCCGGTGACCCCACTGAAGGTCACGAAGTCCCCGTTCAGGGCTCCGTGGAGAGGATCATTGACGATGACCGTCGTTGTACCGTCACCAGTAAAGGGATTGTTGGGCAGGCTGCGCGTAGCACGGAGGGGCGTGATATCGTTGTATGCCCCGCCGTACATGATGTAGTACTTGAGATTGGTGCCCATCCCAAGATAGATAGCCGCAGAGAACGTAGTCCACGGCCACATGGAACGGCAAACACCAAGGAAGGTGTTGTTGGACAACTGCGTCCAGCCCCCGATCTTTTCCGGGGTGCCGTAACGGAACCTGACCTTGTCGCAGTCATACCAGCCACCTTCAGTGGTATACCGGGTATTCTCCCTGTTTACCCCAGGTTTGAAGATGATTTTCTTCAGCGGCATGGCTGCACCCTAAATCAGGCATTGCGCTTCTTGTCCCAGACGGACCAAGCCACGCCGGCCAGCGTAGCCACGGCACCGGCTACTGCGTTGATGGTGTCACCGTCCAAGCCCCAAGAGACCAGAAGACCGCCGCCGACAGTGGTCAGAGCGTGGCGGACGAGAGCGGTAATCATTGTTGCGTTCATAGGATCTCCGGTTTACGAAATGCCCGAGAGGGGATCACGGATGCGCTCCCATCGAGCCATGCGATTTGAACAGACTCCTCCACCAGAATCCAGCACCCTGGGACTCGGATCTTGTCCTCGATGAAGACTGCCCAGCGGGCGGTCCCTACGCAGGGGCCGGGTTCACGGTGAAGCTCTACGCGGGTGTCCCCCGCTCGGACCTCGGCAATGGGCCCCAGGCCATCGCCCATGACGCTGCCTGAAACACTACCCGCCAGGAGCAGAGCGAACAAGGCAGCGGAGGGGCGCATATCACATCTCCATGATGTCGCAGCAGCGGCGGGTCCATCCGCGCCCGAAAGCACCGAAGGTGTTGAGGTTGGTCAGGAAGCGCAGGCGTTGGGAAATGAGCCGTGCCCGCAGTGCGTCCGGGTTGGCCGCGTTGGCAGCCGCCAGTGTGCGGGGGCCGAGCACGCCGTCATCAGCCACACCAAGGGCCCGCTGGAGCCACAGGATGGACTGCCGCACCCCGGAGTTCACCGCAGCATCGAAGACCGCGTAGCGCACCGCAGCGGGCAGTTCATCGGCCCGGACAGGCTTCCAGTACTCCTCCAGGTAGATACGCTTGGCGAGGTCCACAGGAAGGTCCTGCATGGCCCCTTTGTAGCCGACGCGACGGGCGACGGCTTCCGTGATGCCCATGTTGGTAGCCGCACCCGGGTCGAGGGGATGATGAACATACCCCCCTTCCGCTTTCAGGACATGCTGAAAGGCTGCGTCGAACTGCATGATCAGTCCGTCAGCCCGGCGGGCTCGGGGGTCTTGACTTGGGGAGCGGCCTGGGCCTGGATCTCCTGCACGATCTGGAACACCTCACCGTACGGGCGGGTGCCAAGGTACTGGAGGAGGCCGTTGATCAGGGACAGCTTCAGGGTGACGTCTTGGTCTTGCATGATGGTTCCTCAAAAGGACGGGTTGACAGCCGTAAGCCACGGCAGGGGCGGTTGAATGACCGGGGGGTTCTTCTGATTCTCGATCTGCTGCGCCACGTTGGCTTCGGTAGCCTCCTTCGGCACACCAGAGCCCCAGCACCACGACAGAACCATGTCCTGCGTCAGTTCGTTGTACGGCGTGAAGTCGCCGTTCTCGTCGGGTTCTTGGGTGAATGAGCAGGTGCCGTAGACGGTGCCGGAAAAAGCGCCGTCAGTGCCGTTGCAGCGCCAGCCGCACTCGATCACGTATTCGGGCGGGGTTGCCGTGGTCGGCGTGGTCTTGAGCCAGTCGATAGTCCAGGTCGGGGTCATGGTGGTTCCTTTCAGGGTTGACGGGCATATTGCCCATGAAATTTGAGACGCGCTTCTGTAGCTACTAGACCAGCAAGTTCAAGGTCTTTGAAGTACCCGACCATGTGCGTCTTGCCGTTCTTCATCACGCGCACTACCCATGCTTTACTTGCTTTGTGCCATGACACGCCGGGGTGCCCCGAGGTGTTACTGGCAAGCGCGGGGCGGTTGCACTGGTTCTCGCTGCGGTTTGCAGCCCGCAGGTTCTCAATCCTGTTGTCTGCACGGTCGCCATTGATGTGGTCAATCTCTGGCGGCAGATACCCATGGTGCATCAGGAAGATCAGCCGATGCGCCTTGTGAACCTTGCCCATCCATGTGATGTGGCGGTATCCAGTCTTGTGCAGTGACCCAGCGGGCTTATCAATCCAACGTGATTTGTTTGGATGCGTCACCCCGCGCCAGTACAAGGTTCCGTCCCTGTACTCAAAGCAGTCGGCAACTTGTGTTTGAGTGATCATGTTGCATTCGTCGTTGCCAGCAGGTAGTACACCGTACCGTTGACCTTGATAGCGATCTTGTGCGTCACAGTAACATTGGTGATGCCCGCACCAGTTACGCCAGAGCCTTCGCAGTAAACGGCGGGGATAGTGTTTCCGGCGCTGAGATCAACCGAGTAAACCTGCACCGTGTCCGCCGGGCCGGTAGAAGGTTCGGTTCCCGATCCAACACTCAGAACACCGACGGCGCTTGTGCCAACCGATGTGGTGTTAAGTGCAAGGTTACGGTTAGCGTCTAACGTAAGCGCCTGCGTGAACGAGATGGCATTGCCTGCGGTGCCGCCTGCTGACACATACCATGCGTGAGTGCTACCGCCATTTGCGCCGGTCATTTCGTACCGGGCTGCACCTACGCTGCTGGACTGATATAGCCAGTTAGTGCCGTTCCAGTAGGCGGCATGAGTCATATCACTGGCGGTGCTGCCAGCAGCACGACAAGACAACGCAGCACCAAACCCTACTTGCGCCGCTGTTGCAAGACTCCAAGCACTCGGCGTCACCCCCAAGCCGAGGTTGCCGGAGGAGTCGAGGCGCATACGTTCGGTAGCATTAATATCAAAACGCATTGCCGTTGCGCCCTCAGTGCCAATGGCAACAAGGCCAGTATCCCAAGTTAAATAGCCACTATTAGAACGACCGGAAGCTGTTATTACTTGACCCCATCGAGTTACACCGCCGCTAGAAACACCAAACCTTGTCCCAACTTGAAATTGATTTTCAGGCGAACTCGTCCCAATCCCCAGACCTGTGGAGGTCAGCACCATCTGATCTGACCCGCCGCCAGCGACAAACCCTAACTTGTCTGCTGCGGGGAAAAAGATGCCGGTGTTAGTGTCAGAGGTGTAAGAGAAAACAGGATCAGCGTTAGTGCCAGCAATAGAAGACTTCAGACCTGTGGAGGTCAGGCGCATTTGTTCGGAGCCAGATGCGTTAAAATACAGCCCACCAGCCCCCATGTAAACGGATTCAGCAGCGACCAGTGACGCGCCGTTAAAGATGCCGCTGTATGTGCTGTCAGAGTAAGTCCGCAGCTTTGTTGCTGCGGCCCCGAAAATACCCGTGCCGCTAACAGCAAAATTCGTCCCATCAAACGTCAGCGCACTCCCGCTTGTCGCCACCTTGGACCCGTTGAGATACAGCACGCCGTTGGCGGTGCCTGCTGAGAGCGTGGGATTGGCGACCAGGGTCAGCGTGCTGCTGTTGAGCCGCATCTGCTCAACATCATTGATGGCAAACACCAGCGGCACGTTACCGCCCGTGCTGACATAAGCCGCCGCAGAACCGACGGCATACATATCCAGCCTGCGAGTACCACTTTGGTCAAAAAACCTCAGAAGACCGTTGTTGCCGTCACTGGAAGACGTTATGCGTACATTCGTCCCGCCCGTGGTAGTGCCGACCAGGAGGCTGGAGCCATCAAAAGCAAGGCTTGCACTGTCCGTCTGCGCCCCGCCCGTGGTGCTGTAGACCAGCCTCGTCGGCGTCAGGCTGGTGTTGGTGATGGACGAAGACGACACCCCCGTCAGACCCGTCAGACTCGTCACCCACTGCGGAGCACTCCCGGAAGAGGTGAGGACGCGGTTGGCTGCACCGATGCCGAGCTTGCTCAGGGCCGTGGTACCTGTGGCGTACAGGAGATCACCAGCGGTGTAGCTCGACTGCCCCGTGCCGCCCGAAGCGGCTGCCAAGGCCGTGCCAAGCGTCAAGGACGCCATCGCGTTGAACGTTTCAACAACGTCCGTACCATTGCAATACAGGAACCTGTACTGGCCCGCAGGCACTGCAATCCCGGTGCCGCTTAGCGTCTTCAGCGTCAGCGTTTGGTTCGTGTCATTGCGGAAGACATAGAACTTGCTGGCAGCGGGGCAGATGACGTTCCTGCTTGCTCCTGGCGTTCCGGTTGCCACAATGAACATCTTGCGGGCCTCATTGGCCGCAGAGCCATCCCCGTTGCTCAGGGTGTAATCGCTGCCCCCTACCGTGATGGTCGTGGTCCCGGCAACAGCCTCAGACAAAGGTGTCGTGATGGCGTTATTGACCGTCGTGCCCCAGGTACCTGAAAGCTCACCAGTGGCCGGGAGTTCCAGTTTCAGAAGAGGGGTAAATGAAGAAGGCATTTCAGAACCTCACGTTTGTATGTCGTTCCACCCGGGAGTTTGCGGGTTATTCACATCGGTCCAGCCGGGAGTCTGAGGGTTGCTCACCGCGCTCCACCCAGGGGTTTGAGCATTGGGCACATTGGTCCAGCCGGGGCTCTGCCCGTTTGAGATATTCTGCCAGTTGGGGCTCTGGCTGTCATCTATTGGATTCCACAGATACCCGGCGCTGAACAGGTCCGCCCCGGTAGCACCCTCGCTGATCGAGGCCTTGAACGTGACCAGCGCCCCGACCGCATCAGAGCCTGCGGCCCCCTCAGCAACGCTCGCCGCAAAGCGAACCTGCGCCTGGAAGGCGTCTGAGCCCGTGGCCCCGTCACTGACCGCCACCTGGAAGACAACAAGCCCCACCGGGCTGTCCGAGCCCGTAGCGCCCTCGGAGATGGCAGACTGAAGGGTCGCCTGGGTTGTAGTGCTGTCAGCCCCTGTAGCGAGTTCGCTGACGGCGGCTTGGAAAGTCGCCTGGGTTGCGGCGGCGTCCGCCCCCGTTGCGGCTTCAGAGACACTCCGGTCATAGACCGACATCCCCCAGCCAGCTTGCCCCCAGGTGCCGGAGCCCCAGCCGCCTTCGGACATGATCAGGCCGCATCGAGGCTGAACGTGTAGGTCAGCACCAGCACATCACCAGAGACCACCGAGCGGTCTCCAGGAGCGGCAAAGTCCGCAGCGGAGAACAACGTCCCCGTGCCACCGCCCTTGGTGTTGCTGCTGGTCAGGAACGCCCCACCGATGGTCGCCGTTGCGTTGATGTTGAACTGGGCCGGGGACAGCGTGTTGCTGATGACCGAAGGGTCGGCAGTGGTCGCCGTGCCGAAGTTGCACTGAGGCCGCGTGGCGTTGCTGTAGCCCGTCTCTTCAGTCCACCCCGTATGGAGCGCCATGGTGTCACCAGCAGCGGGACTGTTGGTCGCGCCAGACCCGTACAGCCCGAGATACCACGCAGTGATCTGGGTGCCCCCGGCGAAGTACACCGCGTTCATGGTCTGCAGGCCCTGATTCACCACGAGGTTGTGGGACTCCGCGTCCCACTTCAGCGCACCTTCAGAATCGAAGCACTGCAGCTTGAACACGCCTCCGGCTTTGGCTTTTTCAATCATCTTGGACTCCTAAGCAAAGCGCAGCAGCGCCGTGGTGGCTGTGGGCTGCGGTAGCGTGATGGTGAACGTGCCTGATGCGGTCTTGTCAGCACCGAAGTCAATCACCGCAATGGCCCGGTTGGCCTTGCTGGTGTTGTAGATCAGCCCGCCCCGGCATGTAAACGATGCACCAGTCCACACCGGGTTGTTGAAGGTGACATATGCAGTGGTGCCAGAAAGCAGGACTTGGACCCCGGTAAGGATCTCACCGCCTACGGTGTACCCCGCGCCAACAACCTCCTGGGAAGCTGTGTAAACCGTCGTTGCCTGACTCAAGTCAGCCTGCCCCGTGTAAAGAGCAAACTTCAAGACATCAGTATCCAGGTCGTGGATACCTAGCCAGGATTCCTGCTTGAAGGAAGAGCAAAGGCCCTGAAGGATTGCCATTTACTTCACCGGATACCTTACCTGCCCAGACCTGTACGCATCCTGCCGGTTCTTTGCATCGCCAAGCTGTTTGAGCAACTCAAACGACTCATTGAACTGCGCGGCATACAACTGCACCGTATCTTGCTCTGCCTTCATAAACCGCGCTGCTTCTACCAAGACAGCGTTCAACAAGACGCTCTCGAAGTTATCGCCAAGCCAGGACGTACCCGCCGTGACGATGCTCTCCGGATAGTAGAAGTAGTGCAGTTCTGCCGACAGCCCAGAGGTGGGCGTGGGGCCGAGGATGAAGGTCAACTCGGTGGGCAGATTGAAGACGGGTCCGAAGATAGCGTAGTACCTTGGCGTGCCCTCAGTGGCGGGATCGGGGTAGCTCTCCCGGATGAAGTTCACATCCTTGTTCAGGAGATAGCTGTACTTCCCTGTCCCGTCGATGACCGCCAAACTGAAGACCGACAGAAAGTCATTTGGCGTGGTCAGGTACTTGTTTCCCTGGCTCAGAACACCAGTGACGTTCTTGCGCAGCGCCGGAAGCTGAACCGCGTTGTAGATCTTCTGCTCAGCCACCTTCGTCATGGTGGCAAAGTCAGTTGCCGAGAACGTGTTCTCGGTGTAGTCCTCAACCGCCGTCTGAAGCTGCGAGTAGGTCAGAGCCATGTTGTAAACCCATCAACCCCAGGTTGTAAACCTACCGGGGCCATGTTGTTAAGCCATCGGCCCCCGGGCCATAAAGCCCTTGGTCTGCGCCTTGCCGCCGCGCACCTTGATGCCGGAGGTCTTCGGCTCAGGGGCAGGGGCACTGGCGATGTTGCCCACCACCACACGCGGCATGGGCGCGGGAGCGTTCACCACCGGGGTAGGTACGGACTTGGCCTTCATTTCTTCCCCTTGCGCCCGACCGGGCCTTGGTTGGCGGTGCGAGCCATGCCCGCGCCCATCTTGAGCATCATCTCATTGGTCACGCCGCCCTTGGCGAGCTTGGTCTTGGGTTTGTCCGGGTGCATCGCCGCCTCATGCTTGTGGACGGCTTGTTTGGGTGTCATCTTCATGGGTTTCTCCTTCGGGCTGCGCCCGGGTGAATCATACCGCCGACAGGCGGTTCAGGAAACAGTCACTTGTCCCACCTCGCCCTTACCGACCAAGGTGTTAGGCGTGAGTACTGCGTCAAAATCTCTTGCGCCTCCAATCGGGTTCCAACCCCACTGGATGACCAGCATGCCCTCGCCCGGGAAGCCCCCCTGATCCAGCCCCGTGCCAGAGGTGGGGGCTGTTTGCAAACCAGTGGTACCTGATTGATACCACGTATTGGTGTCAGGACGGGGGTCTCTGATTGCTTGTGGATCTGAGATCGGATACATGCCAAGCTGCAACTGCGGGTGATCGGGCGTCCAACACTGCGGACACGCTTTGATCTGCGTTTGCTTTGTCTTGACGACGAGGTTCTTGAGCTTCTTCAGGTCAAAGCGAAACCCACAAACGTCGCAGAAGCCGAACGCTTTGGCGCCATTAGCAAAGCGGTTTGCCATGTTTACAGCCTGTTACCTTTCCGGACGTTTTCTACGCCACGCAAAAGCTGCAGATTGTTCGGTACGTGAAGGCCAGATACAGTTTTGCCGCGAAGCGGAAGCACATGATCAACATGCCATGCTTCTTTGTTAACACGCGTTAGCATCGCAGCAATAGCGTAGTAGGCTTCAATTTTTAACTTGTCAAATTCTGTGAGCCACTTTGGCGTACGCTGCAATCGGGCAGCTTTGCGTTTACCGGTGTGCGCGTTTACGATGCCCTTGTTCGCCATCCGCCACTCTTTTTGACGCGCAAGCTCAGTTTCTTTGTGTGCGTAATAGTGCTTACGCGATTTTGCTCTGTCCTTTTCGGGGTTTGCTAGTCTACGTTCTTTTGCTTGTGATTTAACTTTATCAATGTTTTTTTCGCGCCATGCGTTGTTACGAGCTAAACGTGCGGTTTTATTTTGCTGGCGGTAAATCTTACCTTGAACTTTCATGTACTCCAAAACAGAATCCCTGTTTTCTTGGTACAGTTCTTTTTTCCTATCGGATACACATTGAACACACGCGCCCGCCACCCACCGTTCGGCCACATGGCCTTTGCGGCAGGGCTTGCCAGTAAAGTATTTGCCTAGCCCATTAGCTAAAGCGTATTGACGGGTAACTATTTCTTGCATGTTTAACCACCAAGAAACATTTGTCGCGGGACCAGACGAATAGCAGCTTTCTCACGATCTTCTTCCGAAGCGCGTTGCCAGTCTTCGTCGTACTGCGCCTTCAGCACCTGCATGCGCTCCATAGCACCGGGGATCTTCATCGACAGGTAGTACGCAAGGCCAGAAACCAAGCACGGAAGGAAGCGGAAGGGGATGTCCTGCGTGGCAGTACCGCCGTCACCGGCATCTTGGATACGGCGCAGATACCAATACACGAACTGATACACGCCCGTCTGATCAGGCGTGGGCCATACCGTGATGCTTGGCGCTGCCGTGGCGCTGGGGGAGTAGCTGCTCCCTGCCGGGTACGTAGCATTCGAGTTCCGGTTCACCAACACCTGGATAGGTCTCGCCTGCTGGAGCTTGTTGGGGATGGACGAGTACGTGCTGATGCTGATCCGCGTGATGGTGAGGTCCACTTGCGTGGAGACATTTCCTGCTCCCGTGCGGATGACATGCTCCAGGAGATCTACGGTGTCTGACGGAAGCGGATAGGTGTTTGTGCCCTGAACTAGATTGATCGTGCCCTGGTTGAAGGTCCACATGTTGACCCCCCGGTTGGCCCAGTCGGCAAACAACAGGTTCAGGGACCGCCGCGCAGTGCGCAAATCATAGCCCGTGCGAAGCTCCGCTCCGCAGCGCTCAAACGCCTCCTCGACCGCATCGTTGAGGTCGAGGTTGAAGGTGGTGGTCCCTGAAGTGGTCATGCGTTATCCTAAAAACGCCTGCATTTGTGGGCTATTAACACCTAGCGTTTGTAATTGTTGGCTTTGGTTTAACAACCGTTGCTGCTGCTCTGGACTTTTTCTAAACCAATTTTCACGAGCACTTCTGGCGTTTTCTACGCCCATTCTAGAGTCATCTAAAGGATTTGTGGCAGCGTCCATAGCATTACGCATTCCAGCTTCCCGTTGACCGCGGTTAACGCCTAGGCCAAAGCGCTCCATAAGTTCGCTACGATACGCCTCATCAGGTTTAATGTCCATGGTTAGCGACCCGGGTTCCCTTAAAGGAGTCGCCCTCAAAGGACTGCTGCCGAACATATACGCTTCAGTAGGCATGTTCCTAAAGTCTTGTTTCAACGCGTTAAAGTTGGTATTACCTGGATTGATCGGTTGCATGTTCTGTTGCTGACCAAACTGCCCTAAACCGCCAATACCGCTGAAGAAGGGATTAAAGTTGCCGAAGCCCCCGCCGAAGCCAAAGGGGCTGTAGCCAAACTGCCCCAGGCCCCCCATCATGGGGTTGAAGCCGCCATAACCACCACCGAAGCCGAAGGGGCTGTAGCCGCCACCGAAGCCAAAGGGGCCGTAACCGCCGCCGAAGCCGCCACCGAAACCGCCGAAGCCGCCCCCGCCAAAACCAAACGGGCTCCCAAAAGTGCTATAGCCAAATTGCCCCAGTCCACCAGAAAATGGGCTGTAGCCTTGATCAAATTGTTGGCGTGCGGGTTGGTAGAACATTACCTGTACCTCGCGGTCTTCTGGGCAATGCCCTTGGGTTGCTTGACGAACTGCTTGCCTGCAGCCTTACCTTGACGTTTGGCTTTGGTCGTTGCCGCGTACTCAGCAGGGGACAAAGCTGCAATTGCGGCTTTGGGCAGATACCGCTCCCCCGTCTTGGAAGACGGTTTCCCAGACTTGGTCTGCCATTCCTGGTTTGTCCAATCGCGGAGCGATTTTTGCGGGGACTTCATGTCAGTCCTTGTACGAACCGCCCTTGGCCTTGTACTGCTTCGCCAGAAGCTGGGCCTTGCGGGCGCTCCATTGCCCTGCAGCGGTGCCTTGTGTCGCCTGCCCCTTGATCTTCTCAAAGAGGCTCTTGCGCATCCCAGGCTTGGTGTAGTTGCCTGCTTCGTTCACGCGAGACTCGCCACCCTTGGCGTAGCCCTTGGGACGTTTTAGTTCCGGGCGGATAGCGCCCATCCCGCGTGAAACCTTCATCAGTACACCTTGCACTTCCTCAGGCCGCGTTGCTCGCAGCCAGAACCCTTGACGCTGCCGCCGCTCTTGACGCTGCCGCCCTTCTTGAAGGCCGGGATGATGTCGTCGTCACGCACCAGAGGGCTTCGCGGAGCAGGGGCCGGTTGCCCCGCCCGCATGCGGCCTGCAAGGGCACGCAGACCGACGTTGGTCCCCAAGCCTCCCATCAGGCTCAGCGCCGCGATTGCGCGGTCTCTGGCTTCGTCCCGCTCCTGCTCAGGCCGCTTGGTCGGCTGACGCTTCGCAATGCGTGTCAGCGCGTCTTCCTTGGCCTCTGGAGCCGTGGTACCCAGCAACGAGCGCAGCGTGGGCGCCGCCGAAGGCGCGGGCGCGGGCGTGGGCGTGGGCGTGGGCGCTACGTCCCGTCTACGAGACGTATCACTGTACGCTTTTTGCGTACGTTCTTCTTGCGTCTCAGTGCTGTAGGTCTCGCCACGCCATGGAAAGTCCCGGCGACCTTCCCTCTTGGCCTTGTTGAACGCTGCACCGAACGATAGGTCGTCGAACTCCCTCTCCATGCCAATTCTGTTGGCATACTTGGCGCGTTCCCGGAGCAGTGCCGCGTCAGCCATTTCACACCCTCCTTCCCTTGGTGTGCCCCTGGGTCACGCAGCCATCGGCGCGGGTGACGCCGCCACTGCGGTACGCCTTGGCCATGCCGCCCTTGGCCTTCTTCATCGGAGGCTTCGGCGGGTAGTCCTTCTTGGTCTGCTCAGCAGCTTTCCGCTCAGCAGCCTTGCGTTGCGCAGGAGGCAGGGCAGAGCCCATGTCGATGTCCACCGGAGGCGGACCCATTTCCTTGGTGTACATACTGTTCTCCTTACTTGCAGCTTCCGCCACCCATCATCTTGACCATCTTGCCCTTGCTCGCGACCTTGCCCTTGCGCTCAACACCGCCACCCTTGGCAAACGGCTTGCCCTTGGCTTCTTCCTTCTCGTGCTTGATCATGGCCTTGGGAGCGCCCTTCTTCTTCATGAAGGCCAGTTCCTTCTTCATCATGGCAGGGGACTCGGACTTTTGCTTCATTTCAGACTCCTTGAGGGCACCGCCCTCGGCCTTGTGTTGCTCAAACTTTTGGCCAACGGCCTGGGAAATACCCACCTTCTTGGCGAAGCTGGGGCTGTGGGCGACAGCACGCATGAGGCGTGCCTGGGATTCACTCTTGTACGGCATCGGTTTTCGCAGGTTTGCTGCGTCCGGTCAAACCGCGCACGGTGTCTGTCTCCCAGATACGAATTCCGGTCCAGATGATGGTGAACAATGCCGCAAGAGCTGGGAGAGCTTGGACAAGAGCGCCGATAACGGTAACTATTGATAGCGCGTCAACCAAGGTTTTGGTTTGCTCAGTCAATTCCGGCTTCATGTCAGCAATTCCACGCCCTTAGGGATTTGTTGATACGGGAGTTGGGATCCTTGGCCGTCTTTTCAGACGTCAATTTCTTCTTCATCCCCTGCATCCGGGCACAAAAGGAATCTCTGCGCGGACCGCCTTCTGGTTGCGGTGCTTTTAGTCCTGGTTTCCCGGGATTAGCTGCGTTATAAGACGCACGCCCCTTGGCATTGAGGCCCCCTTTGGGGTTCTTGCCTTCGGCTCGCTGCCAAGCGGGGGTCTTAGCCATAGAACACCGTTGCGGTGGTGTCCGTCCCGGAGACGGTCACATGGAGGTCGGTGTAGCACAAGACCCCTTCACCAGGGATCAGGATCGAGAAGGGCGTGCCGTTCGCCACCGTGGCCGTTGAGTACAGCGTAGTACCCGTGGCCCCGCCGTCTCGCACAACCACCGTGCCCGCTGTAGACCCCGGCGTGACAACCAGACCCTTGAAGCGAGTCCGGGCCGCAAAGACCGTTGCTGTGCTACTGACGTAGCCAGCTTTTACGTCAGTTTGCATGACAGCCTCCTATCAGGCCGCGAGCAGACCGAGATCTTTCAGCGCCTTGACGATGTCGCCAACGGTGTAAGCAGCCGTGCCGGTGTTGCCAGTGTAGGTGCTGTCTGCGCGTGCAGCCGTGCCCGCGCCTGCGGTAAAACCCGTCGTCGTGCCGGTCGTCGCCGGCTGAACCACCGCCGTAGCGCCGTAGAAACCGACCGTGTCAGTGGCGGCATTGCCGATGGACGCACTGGCGGTTACATCCAGCGAATCCACAGTGGTGGCGGGGCCAAGCGTGGAGGTGACCGTAACAGCGCCAGTGGTGCTGTTCTTCGTGATGGTTTGGAAACCGTTCTCCGAACGAACCGGCCCGTTGAAAGTCGTGGAAGCCATGAAGGTTTTCCTCAGTTTGCGCCCGCCGTCGTTGAGGTGACGTCTGCCGAGTCAGTCGGCGGGCTGGGGTAGGTCTCGGTGCCCTGTGCGGGCGTAGCCCGAGCCTAGCACACTCTTTGGAAAAAGAAAAGGCCCGCCGAAGCGGGCCTTGCGCACGAAGCGGCTTGGGGTCAGGCTCCAGGCGACGCGAACATGCCGAGCGGATCAGACACGCCGAAGCTGTAACGCTCGCGGGCCTTGTACCGGCTGTTGCCCGTGTCGAAGTCAGCATCCATGGACGTTGCCAGGGGCACGCGCACGAAGTGCTTCAGACCGTTGGGCACATCGGTGGTCAGGAACCACGCGTTGGTGTCGGTCAACCAGTGGTTGATCGTGTAGCCCTCGGGGACCGAGCCGTTGTTCTTCAGGGCGTTGATGTCGTTGTCGGCGGTGCCAACACGGAGGTTGGTCTCCAACAGACGCGTTGCAACGAACTGAAGCGCCGGAGGCACGATCAGCTTGCGGGGCTTGGCGGCGATCAGGAGGCCGCGCTCATCGGTCCAGCCAGCGATCTGGATGACCGCAGCTTCAAGCGAGGTCTCGTTCAGGTCAGCACCGACCGAGGGACGGTTGCTGTTGGTGCCGCCGCTGGTCAGCGGGTGATCCGTCGCAAACAGACTCTTGCCGTCGCCGTAGGTCACGGAGGCGTTGAAGCCGTTGTT